CCCTCACCTTCCCCTTCAACCCCTCTATCACCTACATCTCCACCCACCCCGAAACTCACCTCTTTTTCTTCAGCGCCCGCCTCGCAGCCAGTAAACCCGGCACCTACCCTGACCATCTCACCTTATACTTCAAGGTGGTTGCTCACCGTTCGTCGGCCCTGACTTAAAGGTCAATTTTTTATTTGTCAATTATCCACAGTTCGAGCATTTGCTCTAATGATGCTTTTATACAACCCTGATTTTCCCTCTTTCTCACCAGAAATGGGGCGTTTTTTATCGTTTTATGCTAACTTCATAAGACTCCCTGCTTAAAGGCCGTATAAACATGCGAAATTTGACCAAAATCGAAGTTTCAGAACTTCTCGGCACTGTCAACCCCCAAAGACAGAAAAGTTTGAGGCGCCCCCGCATGGCCAATTTCGGCTGCTACCTGCCCGCCGGAGAGGCCCGGCCCGCCTACCGCATCCTCGGTTCTCACCTCGGTGACGACAGCCCCGAGATGCTCACTGCCGCCTCCCTTTTTGCAGGCTCCCTGCTCGATGCGCTGGGTCTCGACACCGGTGCGCCTGAGCGAATCCTCATCGGCCCGGCCCGTTACAGCGACCGGATCCTCGCGCAGTATTGCGCCTGGCTGCAGAAGCCGGCCTTCGGTTTGCCCGGCGCTGACCTCATCAGCCCGGCATTGGTGCCCTACCTGCTCGGCGGCATCCCGATCAAGACGGTCGAGAAGCTGGCCCACCGCGCGCTGGAGGTGATGGAGTTCTTCCCCTCCCCCTTGAAGGTGTGCACGCTGCCCAACGCGCTGGCTTTGGTCGGCTTCGGCGCCCGGCCGCACATCCACCACGACGTGGAGGCCGTCAAACGCTACAACCACCTCAGCCGGCGGCAGGAATACCTGCTGGAGTTGCCGCGCACCGGGTCGTATGCCCGGCTGCTCATTGACCACGGTGCCTACGCCGCTTCCACCCGGGAGAAGATCGCCAAGCTGCAACCGGACATCATCCACGAGGTCGAGCGGCTGCTCGATCCGGACGGTGGTGAGATGGGTGAGTTCGCTGCCGAGCAGCGCGCGCCGGTCAAGATCACTCCGCTGATGTTCAACCGGGCGGTGCGCCGCGTGTTTGAAAAGCCGTGGGCCGATCTGGATCTGCGCGGGGATCAGCAGCAGTTCCACCACGACGCCGAGGTGCTGATCGCCCGTGAGCTGATCAAGAACTTCGCCAGCGCCGACAAGATGAGCGCGCAAACTCTGGTCGGTATCTCGCTCCTTACCGGCGTATCCATTGCCAACTGGACGGAATTTGCCGTCTATGATCTACGCAGGAGAGGGGAGACGTTCATCACGGCCGAGGCAATTGAGGAAGCGATCGCCATTGCCGAGGTGTCCCCGCACTTCCGCTGTGGCGAGGCCATGTACGACGCGGCCACGCAGATCAAGTTTGCCTCCACGGAGAAAGCGGCATGGGCGCGCCGGCTTCGGTCGACACGCCAGCCGCTGTGGAGTACCAATGGCCTGCTCTACCAGAGCGGACGTGACAGCCACGGATTGCCCACCTTCAAGCACAAGCCGTACCGTGTCTCTGAAGACTAAGATCCCTCGCTATTGAGCGAGATAACCTAACCAATCCTCACAAATGGGTGAGGTTCCCAAGGTCGTAGCAATGCACACGCAGCCAATTATCCGAGATCACTGGGGGATGGTGGACTGTCTGTTTGATGAGGTGTACCTCGGCAGGCACGGGGACACCCTGCACTCTCACGAAATGCTGGAGGAGCTGTTCCGGTATTTCGCCTCGCACGATCCGCGCTTCCACAAGGCGGGTCTGCACTGGAACCACCGCGGCTTTGTCGAGTACGGCGGGTTCAAGGCCGAGGGCGCCATCGCGGCGTTCCTTGGCCTGCCCCTGACCTCGCGCGGGGATGCGTCGTTCGCGGCGCTGGCCAAGATCTACCGCCACTTCCGTGACAAGGAGGAGGCGCGCACCTGGATCCGCTGGGAGGCCCAGAAGCTGTACGGGTACACCCGCAAGGATCAGGAACTGTGGAAGGACTACCCTCGGGATTTCCCGGAGATAGTCAACCATATCAACGAGTTGGGCATTTAATTAGGACTAAGAATTATGAGCAAAGTCGAGCATCGCCTGAAGGATTGCAACATCATCGCGTTGTGGCGCAACCGCGCCTACACCTCGCAGCACGCCTACCCCAGCAAGGACGAGATGGATCAGCACCTGCTCCACGGCACCTACCCCAACTTCCCGTCGATGCCGCAGCACTTTGTGTTGCTGGACAAGGAAGGCTTCGAGTTCACTTTCGATCACGGCAACAACCTTGATGTGGCCGAGCGGCGCTGGGGCTGGGATCACCTGACCAAGTTCGGCACGACCGGGTCGCATTTCCACACGCTGGAAGCCGCGGCGAAGAATGCCTACTGGCACCTCATCGGCCTGTACGACGGTATCCGCACCGCGCAGAGCGCCGGCATCAAGGTCGAGCCCCACACCATCGGCGAGGGAACCCACTACTGGCGCGCCGAGCATAACCACCGGGTCAGCGCGTTGTTCCCCACCGAGGAAGCTGCCTGGCGTGACGCGATCACCACCATGGAAGAGGTCTGGGCGCGCAATCCTCGGATGCGCCCGCACAGCCAGAGCCAGCCCTCCAAGCGTTACGAAACCTTCTCCGACAAGTTTCCGGGCCACAACATGAACCCCGAAGGCCCGGTACTCGGCGCCATAAAGCGCATGCTGATCAAGCAAGGGTTCCGGTTCACCAACTTGAAGAGTGAAGGCGAATGCTGGACGCTCGGAACCCTCACCGTCGGTGGTCACGCCAGCCACGCAGCCTGCATCAAGGACGCCCTGAAGATCTGGCTGCGAGACAACCCGGAGGGGGTGCCCGACGTGATCGGCTGGCTGGGTCTGGAAGGCGCTGAAATTGCGAGCGCGGCGATGACCGAGATTCCCGCCGTCACAACCGCAGAAGACGCGCTAACTAGCGCAGAACCTGCCATCACTCCGCCAGAAGTCTGGCCCGAGGTAGGCAGCCGCGCGCTGGTCACCCCGCACAACACCATATGGGGCTTCAGCCGCCTTGACCCGGTGCTCTGCGACATCCGCGGCTACTGGGGTGACTGGGTCTGGTTGCAGCAGGTCGGCACCTTCATCGGCACCGAGGGATTCATCACCACCCGCATCGACAAGTGCGACATCGAAGAGGTGAAGTGACATGACCGACCGCATCGTTTACCTCGTTCTCTCCGCCGGTGGCGGGGTCGACGGGATGGACAACACCGACAAAGGCGGAACGCTGGTGTCCGCCTCTTTCGATAAGGCCGCAACCCAAGGCAAGTACGGCATCGACTGCCGCTACAAGATCGAGCCGCAGGTGGTTGACGTCGAGGTGGCGCGCAACGAGGCGCTGGCGAAACTCAGCCAGCTGGATCGCCTTGTGCTGTTCGGTGAAGGACGGCGGCCGAAACCTGAGCATGTACTTCGGAGGGAGCCATGACCTACCCCATCGGGCACGCCGAAAACGGCTGGCAGTCTTTCTACGCGGCCCCGAACAGGGGCCAGCAGTACCGCTGCATTCTCTGCGGGCAGGGAGGTGCCTCGGCCAGCGATGGCCCCAAGCCGCTGACCTACAACTGCATGGTGTGCATGGACGGCGACAAGAACAAGCACACCATGTGGCCGACGCCGCAGTACACCCTGTACCGCGAGCAGGTGGTGAAGGTCGAACGCCTGATCCACCTGCTCAACCTGGCCGAGCATTACCTCACCGATTGGACGCTCAACAGTGTCGGTCAAGGCGTAGAAACCACCGCCTACGATCGGGAGCAGATGCGTCAGAAGATCGAGGTGGAGTTGCGCGGCGAGACCGTGCACGCCGCCGAGGAGCGGGTCAAAGAGACAGACCGCCTGCGCGCCGCGCTGCAACAAATCGCCGACGGCTGCAATGAACCTGACGCTTACGCATCACTGATCCTCAAGGGGATCCTGTAGGAGTGAAACAGCATGAACCAGTATCTCGTAAAGTGGGAGATCAACGTCGAGGCAGAAACTGCCGTGGATGCCGCCATTAACACGGCGGCCGACTACTTCCAGAGCCGCATCCAGCAAGGCCGCGAAGGTACGGCTTGCGTGTTTCAGGTTGAGAAGGACGGCGAGCCATCGTGGGAATCGGACGACGGCGAGGTAATCGACCTGTCAAAGATCGCCGCAGCGCTCACGCCAACTCAGTTGCGCAAGATGTTTGCCAGCGAGCACCCCGACTATCAGCAGTACCAGTGGCGCCAGGCAGTCGATCGGGAGGAAAGCCTGCTCGGCTACTGGGAGTGGGTGATGCACCAGCTGGAAGAGGATGCCCGAGCATGAACATCCAAGCCCACACCCCGGAGCAGCTCGTGGCGATCATCCGCGGGCACTTCAACATCGACTATTCGTATCAGGACTGCCTGAACATCGTGGAATCGCTGATGATCCGCGAGACCAAGGACATCCTGACCGCCAACAACAAGGCGCTGATCGCCAAACTGGAAGCCAAGCCATGACCGATCGCATTATCAAACCGCTCGACTCCCACCGGCATGACCAGATCATCCAGCTGGTGGCGCAGGACAGCTGTTTCACCGCCAGCGTGGTGCAGGAGCTGCTGGACGAGATCCAGCGCCTTCGAGACCTGGGTCTGAAGTACCTGACCGAGCGCCCTATCCTCACCGTCTGGGAAGGGCCAATGCCCGAGTCAAACGGCAAGTCCAACTTCACCGCCATCCTCATGCGCAAAGGTGGCGGTACGTTCCTGCAGGAAATGACCAACGGGTTCACCATCGCCCGCTCCGAGTACCCCGACCGGGTGCGCTACGAAGCGGACTGCGTGCGCTGGCTGATCGGTGAGCTGGCTGAGGAGCCTGACATGCTCGCCTACGACGCGGACAAGCACAGCGGGTACGTGGCGCCGCCACCCGCTACTTCGACCTTGACTACGAAAATCGACAAATACAAGAGCCGGGAGCAGCCATGAACAACATCTGCAAAACCTGCAACGGCACCAAGATCGAATACGACGGTGCCGGCCACACTTGCACAGCGTGCAACGGGCTAGGAATTCAGAAGCCGCCGGTAGCGCCGACAGTAACGGGCCGACTCGTGCTTCCCGCCATCGCCACTCGACTGGCAATGGCAGCCGGCGCCTGGGCGCCCGGCACCAAGATGCAGACCATCATCGCCGATGGCTGGTCGCGAGGCTTCTTCCCCGACCAGACCCTGCACGAGTGCATTCAGGCGGGCTACAGCGCCTGCATCGCCGGCCCGGCCATTGAAAAGCGCTGGAACATGATGGACGCCGAGTACGAGGTCAGCCAGCAGCGCGACCTGCCCCGCGAGATGGCCACCTCGCAGGATCTGCGCAGCGCTGAAGACAAGGCCGCCGCCATCCAGCGCTACGAGGATTACTGGCAGCGCTGCCTGACCAAGTCCCACCACGAGATTGACTGCCCCAACACGGGCGGCTGTGATCACCGGCTGAAAATCGCCCGCCCTGCCAAGGGTAGCGGCGAGATGTGGGACAGCCTGGCGACGTGCCCGTATTGCAACGGCACGTTCTTCTATGAATCGCGCCCGTTGCGCATCGACGTGGCGTTCAAGGGGTTCATCTGATGAAACCACTCCGCATCATCACCCTGGCCCAGCTCTCGCTGATGCCGGCCGGCACCGTCATCAGCCCCATCAACATGGTTCCTACGGTGGACGACCAGAGCAAGATAGTGATGGACTTCGACGTCCAAGGCACTTTGCAGCTCAAGCCTATGGCCAAGTTGGTAGGCGTTAAGGGATGCTGGGTAGAGACGGTTGACCTACTGCCGGATGTTCGGGTAGTGGACGGCCGCCTCAAACACAACGTAGCCGAGCACAGCTACACCTTCCCCAACGAATGGCACCCGCACCGCTTTGTGGTCTGGGGGTGAGACATGGCCCACTACACAGTCTACTGGCAGAAGGGTAAAGAAGGCCGCCCTCTCGCCTCCCACTGGTACGAGCTCAACGGCGTGATCACCTACGCCAGCCCGGCGCTGGAAGACTGGGTGGGCCGCTCCCACAAGGAACTGGTCAGCGCGCTGTGGGAAGGCAGGGCCAGCCCATGGTGGGCGAAGTCCCGCAGCCTCACACCGAAACGGCTGGACGACAACTGCGTGCCGAAGACCATGAAGTACCACCTCCAACTGCTGCGGTGCGTGAACGCCCTGCTCATAGGACTGCCCTATGCCGAACCTCAAACACCCCGACGCCGTCACCCCTGAATACATCGAAGCGTACAGGTTGGGCGTCTTCATCAGGACGCCGATCGACAACATCGCGTTCTTCCAGGCCGAGCACAAAGCGGTCGTGGCCCACACCAAGAGCAACGGCTCGTTCACCCTCGACATCCCGCTGGTGGAGATCGAGGCCACGCTGGGCGACAAGGTGATGCGCGTCCACCGCGCTTATCTGGTAATGACCGGGATTCTGCCCGGGCGCAGCAACTGGCGAAAAGGCAGCCACTGGGTGTTCGAGGTGATCACCAGCGTGCGCTTCGGTGACCGACTCGGCGCCTGCCCTCACATCATTCCGATCAGCCGGCGGCTGGTCAGCAAGGTCAGAAAGCAACTGGCCAAGGAGTCAGCGTGAACACTTTCAAATCAGCCTTTCTAAAGGCCAACAGCATCGCGGTTCCTCACACGCTACTCGGCATCGAAGGCCTGCTGTCGCGAAAGTCAGCAGGCGGGACGTTGTGGGAGCCACAGATGTTCGTGGCGTACCGGGACTTCCCCGGCAAGGGCGGACGCTTCGAGGTGTGCATCTCGTATGCTCGTGGCCACCTCAGCAACCTCTCCAACACCTTTGTCATCGTCCGCGACTTCGATGGCGTGACCGGGCCTATGGATATTGAGCAGGCCACAGAGTTCTGGCCGGAGCTGGCCCATCTGGTGAAGTGGCACCTGTCATCTGACGGCGAGCCGATGCACTACCTCGACAACACACTGTACTGGGCAGCGCAAGGCAACACTGAGTTCGCTCGCAAGACCGCCAAATGGCTGGACGCGCCGGAGTCGGTGATCCTAGGAGAGCCTTCGGTGCTGGCGCAGGCCTTGCGCGATCGCCTGCCTTCCCTCCAACAGCAATTTCGTGACGACCTGGCCGCTACCGGCCTCAAACTTCACCCGTAACTCGGAGCAATCATGGAAACCAAAGCCACTCTCTGCGGCGTGCCTGGCACGCTGACCGTTGTACCGTGGGGCAGCCAAAGCCGTGACGGCAAGCCCGGCCTGTTTATGCATCAGAAGTGGGTGAGCGAGCGCCGCACCAAGACGGTGAAAGGCGAAAAGATCTTGATGCACGCCGAGGTGCGCTTCGACGACAACTGCAAGAACGGCCACAACAGCTTCGCGGTGACTGGCCATGGCTGGTATGACCACTGGAAGTCCCGAGACTGGGACTTCGGCGGGTGCTGCCACGAAGAGATCGCCAAGGTCTTCCCGGAGCTGAAGCACCTGATCAAGTGGCACCTGATGTCGAGCGACAGCCCGATGCACTACGTGGCCAACACTGTGTATCACGCCAGCGACAAAGATTGCTGGGGGCTTGCCAAAGGCGAGAAACGCCAGATCGTCAACGGGCGGTCGAAGGAGCCAGTGTGGAGCCTGCGTGCCGACGCCACAGGCTGCGCATTGAAGACCGCGCTCAGTGCCGATGAAGACATCAGCAACTTGCCGCTCTATCGCTTGCAGGACATGCTCGATTCGGCGCAGATGCCATCGACGGTGCCTCGCCTGTTCTGGGAGCCGTGCTGGAAGGTTGGCGAGGGTAAAGAGCGCGACTTCGCCGCCGCCCGCAACTGCGGGATCTGGCCGGACGCCACCGACGAGCAACTCAGCATGCCCAAGGAAGAGCTGACAGCCCTGCTGGAGGCTCGCCTGCCGAACATGGTGGCGGAGTTCAAAGCCGCCATCGAATCCACCGGATGCTTCGTCTGGGAGGCTCCATGCGCTACTTCCTGAACCCGCAAACGCAACAGGTTGAGTCGTCTGTCTTCGAGTACAGCGACGTCCACACCCTGTTCAAGACCCGCGAGGAGGCCGAGGCCTCCGGCATGACCCCGGCCTATCTGGCACAGCTGTTGAAAGATTCGGCGGTGCCGGGCAGCAAGCGGGTGCCCAACCGTAAGCAGCTCTGGCGCACCGCCGAAATGCTGGAATGCCTCGACGCCGTGCGTATCGAAATGGACGGCGAAGAGTGGTCGGCCGACACCTGCGAGACGGTGGGTAACTACCTGTCAGCCTACGGGTTGGACATTCGCCCACCACACTGTGAGAAATGCAACGGGCTCCTGCCGGCGCATGACTCAGCCTGCACAGACCGAGGTGTGTAATGCCGCAGCCACTTAGCACCATCCTCAACGGGCAGCGGTTTTACCCGAACGAACTGCTCAGCGTGCCCAGAAATGAAGAAATTGAGCGCAGCTGGAAAGAGCGCTTGTTCAGCTGGCCATGGCAGCCGTTCAAGAAGACCAAGTACGTGACGAAGTGGGTAGCCAGCGATGAAATCATCTGCTTCAACGGCACCTACTACGCCCACCCGGACACGATCGAAAAGATCAAGGCGGCCATCGAAAACAGGAACGCGACATGCCGAAATTCACCGTGACCCTGCTGGCCGAGGCCACGATCTTCACCTACGTGGAGGTCGAGGCCGAGAACAAGGAGCAGGCCGAGGCATTTGCCATGGCCAAGGCACCTACCGATCCACAGGACTGGATGATGCAGTCCGATCACGCAATTGATCGGCGCGTCAGCCAGGTCGAAGAGGATGAACCCGATGAGTGAGTTCAAAGCCGGCGACATCGTCCGCTACAACCACGGCTGCACGGCGCTGGCGCAGCTGGTGTCGCCCCATGTAGGCGGCTGGCACGCTGACCAGTGCATGGGTGGCACCACCTACATCAGCGAAAATTACCGTATGCGCCTGGCCGATGAGGACGACCTGCGCATGTGGAACAAACAGGCGTGGCACCGGGGTTGCGGCATCCCGCCGATGTGGCGGCCGAAGATCCTCAAGCAGGGTGGCAAGTACATCGTCGAGTTCAGCAACTCTGTGCCACGGCGCTGGCGCGAGGCCTTTGACGGGATGCTGGAGCGCGCCATCACCTTTGCCGAACGGCGTAACGCCGAGGAGGCTCAATGAAAGGTTCAAAACGAATCAGTAGCCCAGCGATGGTGCCACGCAAAGCACATGTGATCGCCAACGCAGTCGGCGACCCCTGCGTGATGATCTACCCGGGCCGTGAAAAACCGGCAGGGCCGCCGTATTTATTCAGCCCGATGGAAGCCAGGCAGCTGGCAAAGGACATCAACGAAGCTCTAGAAGCACTGGCGGGAGACTGACATGGCCAATCTCCCCTGCACGCTCTACCTGGCCAGCGGCAACGAGGTGAAGGTGCCCTACTCCGCCGACCTGCTGGCGTTCACCCATCAGGAAATGCAGATCCGCAACCCGATGCTGTCGGAATGCGGGCGCTGCACGGTCGACCCCCGCAGCTACGGGTTCGATGAGTTCCACACCGGCGGCGGCTGCATGGCGCTGCGCAAGATGCTGCCGTGCGGCGAGTACCTGCTGCTGACCGATGCCGATGGCTGCGATATTCCGTCGGCCGAGGAGTGGGAGACGGCGCTGTATGGCCGTTATTACCACGACGGTGACCCGGCAATCCTCATCACGCTCGGCGATGTTCCAATGGCCGAGTAACCAGAGTAACCTCGCAATCTCCCGAGAAACCTCAGCTTTACAACCCCCAACCAAAAGGAAATGCCCCATGCGACACACCACGTCCCGCCACTGGCAAGGCCTGATTGTCAGCGCCATGCTCTCGATTGCCTCCTGCCTGGCATACGCCGCCCCACCTGACACCCTGAAGTTCTGCTCCGGCGGCGTCGGTGGCTTCTACGAAGGTCTGGCCACCAGCATCGGCGGCAAGATCACCAACGAGGTCGGCAACACGCTGAAGGTGATGACCACCGGCGGCAGTGTCGACAACGCCAAGAAGCTGAAGGCTGGCGAGTGCGACATCGCGATCATCCAGGCCGACGCCGTGATCACCCAACCCATGCCGGCTTCGTTCAAGGCGATCAACGCCCACGAGGAAGTCGTCTACTGGCTCTACCCAAAGGGCGGCGAGGTGGACGACTTTGGCGACATGGAAGACGACAAGGTGATGAAGAAGTACGCCTTCGCCACCGTCAAAGGCAGCGGCGCCAGCGTGACCCTCAACAACTGGATCAAAACCGACAAGGACTACGCCGGCGCCGTGCCGGTCGAGTTCAAGGACTGGTACAGCGCGGCAGAAGCCGTGGCGCAGGGTTTTACGATGGACAGCGGCGTGCGGGTCGATATCGCAGGCATGCTTTACATCGGCCGCCTAGGCATGTTGCCGGCTGATATCACGTCCGACTTCGGCAACCAGCTCATGGTCGGCGGCGTCGACGACAGCTCGTTCGAAAATGCCAAGGACGCCAACGGCAATCCGCTGTACACCCACTGCGCGATCCCGAAAGGCAAGACGTCTGGCCTTGAAGGCCCGGGCACCTTCAGCGACGTCAAGACCTACTGCCTGCGTGCTCAGGTGGTCTTCAACAACGCCTACCTGACCGGTCTGGATGAAGCCGAAACCACGGCGGTTCGCCGCGCGGTGGACAAAGGCATCAACAGCACGGTCAAGGTCGTGCGCTGATGAACTGGCTGACGATGGTCAGCTGCATCGTCATGGCGTGGCTGATCATCAAACTGATCGGCCTGATCGCCGGGGCCATCACGGTGCTCTGCGCCGTGGTGCTGGCTGCCGTGTTGGCCTGGTGGCATCTGCGCAAGCTGCGCAAAAAGAAAGGCAGTTGATTCAAGGCAGGGCTCTGGATTCCAGAGCCTTGTCACTTGAGCCATCTGAAACACCACACCCAACGGAGTACCTCTCATGGGGACGTCACACCGCACCATAAAAACACCGGTTTTCAAGTTCAACCAGCTCAGCGAGGAGGCCAAGGCCCGGGCGCTGGACAAGAACCGCGACTGGAACGTAGACCACAATTGGTGGGACGGAGTCTACGAAGACGCGATTCGCATCGCCGACTGCCTGGGTATCTCCATCGACACCCGCAAAGGCGGCGGAAAAGAGCCCTCGATCTACTTCAGCGGGTTCAGCAGCCAAGGCGATGGCGCCAGCTTCGAAGGCTCGTACAGCTACCGCAAGGGCAGCCGAACCGAACTGAATGGCCAGGCGCCGGAGTTCCACCGCGACGAAACCGGTAAGAAAGTCCTGAACGAGAACAACGCCGAATTGCACCGGATCTGCAAGGCTCTGACCGCCGTCCAGAAGAAACACTTCTACCGTCTGGAGGCTGAGGTCACCGCCTACGGTCACTACAGCCACAGCGGCTGCACCCGTATTGAAGTGACCGACGCTGAAGACCAGTACCGCGACATCGGTGACGCCGAAGGCGAAGTGGCCCAGCTGCTCCGTGACTTCATGGACTGGATCTACAGCACCCTTGGGCGCTCCTACGACTACCTGACCAGCGATGAAGCGGTGGCCGAATCGCTGGAAGCGAACGATGTTGAGTTCACAGCAGAAGGTGACCGGGTGTGAAGTACAACCAGCATCGGGTGGTCACCCGCAAACCTGACGGCACATGGGAGGAGGCCTACCAAGGCACCCGCGGCGCGTGCCACAAATTCATCGAAGTCATGCGCATGGCAGACCGGAAACGCAAGTCACCGGTGGTTACGCGCCGGAGTCTGCAGGAATGGCGAGAATTGCACACACCCCGTGGGAGCCTGGCTACTCAGTCCTCACTGCCAACGACCTCACCGGGAGGAACCCGTATAACGGATACCGCCTGACAGAGGCCTCGGTCTACAAGATCGCGCCGCTCTTGGCGGCTCTGTTCTACCAGCTCGACTCTCGAATCTCCCAGATACAGCAGCACAGCAAGCATATGGAGTGAACCATGACCAAGCCAAAACGAATACTCAGCGACGGCACCGCCGTGCGCACCAACCTGATTGCCCGCGACACCTTCCCCGGCGACGAGCTGACGGCTCAAGAGCGCAAGGAATATGACCACCTCGGCGACGAGCTGGACGGTCATGCGTTCTTCCGTTTCAAAGGCCAGCTGTACGGGTTCTGTGATTTCTTGACCACCGGTGAAGGCAGCATGCTGCAGGAGGCTGGGTGGGGCGGGATCGCCGGCCAGTCGGCGTTCCACGCGGTGGTTATCAGCTTCAACAGCATCCTGCAGGTGACGGTCGGGGAGGTGTTCTCGTGACTGACGTCAAAGACACGTTCCACACCTTCGGGTATCGCTGCGGCTTCATCCACTGCTGCGAGAACCGCACCACCGGCAAGTCCGAGGTCAAGGTGCAGCGCTACGAAGGTGATAAGGCACGTTCGGCAAAGAGCGTGCAAGCCGCCAAGCAAATCATCGGTATTTACTGCAAAAAAGAAGGTAAATCATGAACTTAGCCCCTCACTGCAAACTTCATAACACCACTCAGCCAGGCATCACTGTGCGCCTTAAGGTGGATCAGTACGCCGCCATGACCTACCGCAGCAATCTGCGGGTGGGTATCTCCGGCGAAGACCCTCACACCGAGATCCGCAACCCGGAAAGTGTACTGGTCGAGCCGGAAATGCCGGGACACAAGCTGTGGCTGAACATGAACCATGGCCGCGCCACGCCGCAGGAAGAGATGAACGGCTTCGGATACGGCGCCGACTCCATCGAAGGCCATGTACCGCCGCGCGGTGACGCGCTGTACTTCTGCACGGAAGGCGTCAAGGTAATCAACTATCACGCCACTGGCGACGGCTGGGACGAGCTGCTGGTTCCCTACGTCGAGGACATGCTGTTCTTCGAGGGTCACTACTACGGTGACTGGTCGGCCGACAACGACGGGAAGGTGTCCAATGGCTAAAACCAAACTGATGGACAACCTGCGCCTCGGCCGATCGCCGCTGAGCAACCGCATCCTGGTCTACCGCATGGGCAAGACCTCCGAGGAGGTGGCGCTGGAGTCTAAGGACTTCACCGCCGACGCGGTCAAAGCGGTGGTAGAGCGCATCGAATCGCTGCCCAACCGCAAGGACGAATTCATCGCCAAGTTCAACGGCGAGTGGAAGAAGTTCACCCTGACCCTGACGATCACCGATGCGGAGGATCCCACCGGTGGTTGAACAAGCGCGATCCCTCGGCCATATCAAACAGATCGCCCGCAACCTGCGCCGCACGGCGCGGGCCAAGGGCGAGACCCTTCCACACTTCAAATCTCTGGAGCAGGCCGCGCAGCAGTGCGGCTATGCCTCCTACAACAAGGCAGTCATCGCGCTGCCAGAGAAAGACCCAACCCCCGTTCCTCGGAGCTGACATGAACGCTATTGCCTCCTGCTACACCAAGTCCAAACAGCCTGAGCCGTTGTCTCAGCTGTCGTGCAAGTTCGGCGCGCCCATGGGCCGGCGCAATACCATGGACGCCGACCGCGAGCACTTCCACGGCACCATGCACCTGACGGTGGTGCCGATGATCGACGGTGACTACGACCGCGGCGGCGCCTACTGGGGCGCCGCCACGCCAAAGACCGGTTGGCTGTACCGAGCTTGGTATTACGGCGAGGACGAAGACGGTGACGTGGTGCACATCGAGATGTTTGTCCGCGGCGTCACCCGCCGCGCGGCAAAACTCAAGGTGCTGGAAGAATTCCCCAAGGCGAGGTTCTACAAATGAGCGCTCAGGAACGCATCGAGGAGATCCGCGCCGACGCGATCGACCTGCTCAACCAGTCCCATGCTGCGCAGCTGGAGTCACTCAATAAATTCCTCGAGGAGCATGCCTGTCGCGTGCTGATAGAGGACAGCAAGCTGGAAGGCCCCTTCACCACACCGAAGAACATCGTCACGGCGCTGCATATCCGCCAGGCATGGCAGTGGGGCCCGACTGGCTGCCGTATCGAGCTGACGCTGTCTCGCAGCGCCAGCACGTTGTCGCAGCGCGCACGCCGGGTCATTGAACTGTTCCGCGGGAGGCTGTCATGAAGATCGACAAGGCCCTATTGCTCAAGGTCGGTGACACGGTGCATTGCCCTGCTGACCGAGGTGATCCGCCCTTTACCGGGAAGGTCACGCACAACTGCAACAGCTCCAAGACCATCTCCAAGAACATCGACGGCGTCGAGTACGTCTGGGTCGAGGTTCAAGGGAAAGGCAAAAAATCAATGTGGCCGTCAAACCGGCTGGGGTGAATCATGGCAGTCAAAATCAGCGTCAACGTGGAAACCAATGGCAACGCGGCGTTCGAGGAGGACGCTGCTGCCAGCGAGATTGCCCGCATTCTGCGGGATGTCGCGCTGCGCATCGAGAACCAGGATTACCCGGACGGTGAAGTGCCGATCCGCGACATCAACGGCAACAAGTGCGGATCGTTCTTTGTAGAAGACGACGGGGAGTAATCATGGCCGAGCCAATGGATGAACGTACCAAGTGCAAGGCCTGCGGTGGTGAGCTGACGCTGGACGCCAGCCAAGCCTGCCACGACATCACCCTGATCGACCTGGTCATTGAGTGCAAAGGCTGCGGCCAGATCCTCAACGCCTTCGTCGACATGGACGAGATGGACACCATCCCCGGCGTCGTGCCGGAGCCGGAAGAAAAATCTTCCTAACCGTCTAGCCAAACAAACCCATTGCATAGGATACTTCGCCAGTTGGCGAGGTATCTGCGTGCACGATTAAAAGAGGCACAGCATGATTCTCAACCAATTTAAAGTCGATACCAACGACATCGTCGCCTTGGTCTCGGCGATGATGGTCAGCAACGAGCTGGAAGAGCTGGTGCAGGAAGGCGAGATCAGCCGGACGCCGCAGTCAGATAATGGCGAGTTTTACATCGCCGCAAAGCGCGCGCTGAAACTGATCAGCAAGATGCACCGAGAGCACCCAGAGGACTGGGACGGAGTGGTGTGGTACGAGCTGTTAAGCCAGGCAGGTAAAGGGTCGCTGGCGGATAGGCTGGTCGATCTGCTTGTTACGGACATGCCAGCCAAAGAGGAAGTCAGACTGGTCGTTATCGGCTGGCTCAAGGCTGTAGGAATTTAACCACGACAAGGACGCCCAGTGGCGTCTCAAGGATATACGATGCGAGACATCAACAGTTACCCGGTGCCCGCCGGGTATCGCTGGATAGGCGGCAAGGTCGTCGACAACTTCGCAGGTGGCGGCGGTGCTTCCACCGGCATCGCCCAGGCCAATGGCCGCTCCCCAGACATCGCCGTGAATCACAACGCCGAAGCGCTGATGATGCACGAGCAGAACCACCCAGAGACGAAGCACTACAACGAGTCGGTCTGGGACATCGACATCCTCTCGGCGTTGAACGGCGAGCCAGCCTTGATGGGCTGGTTCAGCCCTGACTGCACCCACTTCAGCGTGGCCAAGGGCGGGAAGCCGGTGAAGAAAGCGATCCGCGGCCTGGCCTGGATCGTCAAGAAGTGGATCGGCCAGTCCGACATGGCCATGCTCTTCATGGAAAACGTGAAGGAATTCATGACGTGGGGCCCTCTCATAGCCAAGCGCTGCAAGAAGACCGGCCGCGTCATCAAACTGGTTGCCGATGACAAAAAGAAGGACAAGAACGGCGACCCTGTGATGAACGAAGTGGTCAGCGAGCCCGGCGAGTACGTGCCCTACTGGGAGCAGGCGCTGGTGCCGGACAAGAAGCGTTCGGGCAGCATCTTCAAGCAGTTCATCAAGCAGCTGCGCGCCGCTGGCTACACCGTCGAGTGGAAAGAGAAAGGCCTGAACGCCTGCGACTACGGCGACCCCACCACCCGCAACCGCTTCTTCCTGATGGCCCGCAAGGACGGGCTGCCAATCATCTGGCCGGAACCTACCCACGCACCGAAGAAGCTGGCCCTGGCCCACCCGGGCAAGTTGCAGCCGTGGAAGACCGCCGGCGAGAACTTGGACTTCAGCCTGCCGTGCCCGTCTATCTTCGACCGCAAGAAGCCGCTGGCCGACAAGACACTGGCGCGAATCTTCAAGGGCATCGAGAAGTTCGTGATCGGCGCCGGTGACGACGCCTTCCTCGTGAAGACAAACCACGCCTACGACCAGTTCCGCGGGCAGTCGCTGGAGGAGCCGCTGCAGACCCTCACCAGCAAGCTGGGCACCGCGCTGACGGCCGTGTCGCTGAGCAAGTTCAACCAGAACAGCGTCGGCCAGAGCGCTGACGCGCCGCTGGACACCGTCATGGCGGGTGCCACCCGATTTGCAGTGGTGGAAGCCGAACTGCAGTCCGCCGCAGCCATCATGAAGTTCCGCGGTGATTCCGGCGGCGCCAGCTGCAATGCCCCTCTGCCGGTGATCACCGCCGGGGGCGGCGCAGCACGGCCAGCAGGGGCACCGCACGCCCTTGGCGTGCTGGAAGCCCAGCTGCAGCCGATTCAACTGGGCTGCATCACCACCATCGACCACCAGAGCAGCGGCGACACCTCCAAAGGCTTCGACGAACCCCTGTCAGTGGTCACCAGCAAGGCCCGGCACATTCAGGTTGCCGCGCTGCTCAAGCATTACACTGGTGTGGTCGGCCAGCACCTGGACAAACCCCTGCCGACGATCACCTCCAAGGATCACAACTCGGTGATGACCGCCGCGCTGGAGCCGATCGATGCGGTGCAGGATCTGAACGAGGCCATCGACGTTGCGCATATCCAGCGCGACTTCGGTAACAGCGTCGGCCACGGCGCCGATGAGCCGCTGGGTGCAATCACCGCCGGTGGCGGGGGCAAGTCGGCGCTGGTCGCCAGCAGCTTGGTGAAACTCAAAGGCACCTGCCAGCACGGTCAGTCACTTGACCGCCCGCTGGATGCGATCGCTGCGCAGGGCAATCACTTTGCCGAGGTGCAGGCCTTCCTAATCAAGTTCTACGGCACCGGCGGCGCAGTCAGCTGCGATGAGCCGCTGGACACCATCACCGCCAAGGCGCGCTTTGGCATCGTCACCATCCACGGGCAGGACTACCAGATCGTCGACATCGGCATGCGAATGCTGGAGCCGCACGAGCTGTACCGCTGCCAAGGCTTCCCGGCTGATTACCAGCACGAGGTGGTGATGGGCAAGAAACTGGCCAAGCATGCACAGGTGCGCATGGTAGGCAACTCGGTGCCTCCGGGATTGGCTCGGGCACTGGTAGCAGCAAACATCCCGCGCTGGGCGCTGGACAACAAAATGGCGGAGACCGCGTAATGGCTGACTTTTGCAAGAAGTGCACGGAAGACATGTTCGGCCCAGAAGCGGCTGAACAAAATGACCTCGCGGGCCTTACCTCTCACGAGAGCTGGGATAAAGGGCTGGCCGTATCCACAATCTGCGAGGGCTGCGGCCCTATTCAGGTTGACCCCCACGGCAACTGCGCCAGCAACTGCATGCTGGGCGATCTGCCAGGCCACAACGTGGCTTGGAAGGTGGTTGCCCAACCCACCTGCCAGCCCGATGCGTCTGTGGCGGGTGTGCAGCACCTGAGCTACAGCCTGCGCTTCGTAGGCAAGGTGAACGTAGAAGGCAAGAACATCGAGGCAGCCAAGGCTGCCCTCGAGGATCACCTGGCCGGCTTTGCCAATCAGCACACCGCGGAGGGTAGCGGCGGGCCGATGGACGCCAGCGGCGCGGTGTTCGTGGGTTTCGAAATGACAGTTGAAGCGAAAGGCGGTGACGCATGCGAATCCGTGTAACTGCTGACAACACCAACGGCAACCTGCCTGGCCACACCGAGTGGTTCACCGACCCGGAAAGAGCCAAACGCCACGCGGACTGGTGGCATGGCCAGTCCTCACTGCGTAACGTCCAGATCGACGTGCCGCTGGGCGTCATGGTCACCGACGTCGGCGGCCGAGAGGCTTTCGAGGTAGCGCCGGATCTGGCCACCGCCCAAGAGGTGGCGGCCAGCTGGCAGGCGGTCATCGACAATCGCAAGATCAACCGCACCACGGCGCGCAAGGTCGAGATCCTCGGCCTGCCAAGTCGCGCCTACCCTGTCAGCCCCGAAGACCTGTTGGTAGGTGGCTGGATGGCGGCAGCGCTCGACGACCACAAGGTCTGCCCGAGCATGAAGTACGACATCAACCGCTGGCTCGATAGCAAGGACTGGAAATGAAACCTAAAAGCATTGTGCAAATCCGCACCGTTACGGGCTTGGTCGATGTGCCCTGCTTCCATCAGTGGAAGCTCAACATCGGCGGGGTGGAGTTTGAATTCGCCCTGCATCCAAAGGCTGGGCGTATCAAGGGCCTGCAGCGTCCCTTGGCGATCAGCGAGCTGGGCACCGGTTACGATGTAAAGGCGGTCTTGCTGCATCCCAACAGCCGGAACCGGCTGACCGAGAACTCCGCTGCGAGTATGTCCAGCGATGCAGTACGGCGGCTGGCTCGCGCATCCCTGCATCACCTGATCTTCAAAAAGGTCGGGGCGATGAACTTTCTGCAGGCCATGGTCGTCGCCCAGATGAGCGTGGCCAGCCTGTCCATGGACATGAGCAAGCTGAAAGAATTCGAGGTCACTGCAAAGGGTGACCCAGCGCAGCTTTCACCCGGCACCGAGGCGGTGACATGGGACTGTGCAGCCTGCAAGGGTAGCCGCGTGCTGACCACTACCGACAAGGATCACGAAGGGCAGCCGATTGAAACGGCGTGCACCGAGTGCATTCCCGGCGGGGTGGGGTTCCGTTTCGACGCGGCAATGACCCCGGGTGATCCGGCCGCGGGCGGTGACGGTGTGCACGGCGACGAGTACATCCCCTCGCCAAAGGAGATGGCCGAGGCCTTGGAAGACGCTGACCGAATGAACAGCAACATGCGCGAGTACGGGACGATCGACGTCCCTACAGCTGAGCAGCTGCGGGAGCGCCGCGGCCAGTTGCAGGAGCGTGCTGACCAGCACGGCACAATGACCGGTGACACCACCGAAGGTGAGTATGGCGAGATCTGCGAAGAGATCGATGACCTCACTCAAAAAATCCACGATCTGGAGAATCCACCATGCTCGACCACGAAATGATCTTCAAAGGGCAGGCGCTGAGCCAGGCACAGATCGACGTGCTGGCCAAGCTGCCGACCGACATCACCAACCTGTCCTCGAAGAACTTCCGCAAGGCGATCGACATCGCGCTGACCAACGCCGGTATGCCGGTGCCGGACATCGAGGTCAACCAGGTGGTCACCTGGAACGTCGGCACCGAGACTGACAAGGGCAAAGTCGTCAGCTATGACGAGCGCGCCGACAAGTACCGCGTCCTCTCCAAGCGCAAGAACCGCGAGTTCACGGTGCGGGGTCAGGACATCCGGGTGATCGCCAAAAAGGAGAAGGCTGATGCTGACCCTGCAGAATCACAAAAAGATTCATGACCTGCTCTGCGACTGGGAGGCGCTCGCCAAGCTGTACGAGACCGTCCAGACCGGCAGTAACCTGACCGTGCAGGTTCTTGGCACCTACAAAGATGAGTTCCGAAAAGGGGCTATTCGCGAGGCCAAGAAGACCCTGCAAGAAAAATCGCGGGTAATGCTTGAGCAGTTGAAGAACCTGGACTTTGACGTGAGCACGCTACCGCCACTTCAGGAGGTGCCTGATGGAACCGCGGATTGACCGAATCACCTACAGCTACGGCCCTGAGCGCCGTACTCCAAAGGCCGGCGACGAGAAGTACGTCAAGGGCGTGCTGATGGTGCGCCAGCAGCGGCGCTACGCCGGCATGTGCATGGTCAGCAACGGCAAGCCGTTGTGGGAGTGGGTTGAGTGGGGCAGCGAGCGCGACCAGATGCGCTGCAAAGGCCGATACCGAACGATGCGCCACGGCATTCCGGTGCCTCCACCACCGGAGGGCTGGAAGATTCTCGAGGCCGGGAAGGTGATCCCGCGCGAGCACATGGTGTTCATTCAGCAGTTCACGGCCAGCGGCGAGGTTGGCTGGTTCGGTGCCACTGACCGCGCCGGCCGCGAAGCAGAGCTGGACAGCGTGCAACGGGCCTTCGCGGTTCGCAAGTCGGACGACGAACTGACCCGGGATTACTTCGAGAGCGGCTGCCTGTGCATCCTCGATTGCAAGATCCCGAAACAGCCCGCCAAGGTCTCAGCGAAGACCGCGGTGAAAAAATACCTGGCCAGCTGCAAGTGCAGCCGACACCCGGAGCACCAACATGCCACGACTGAGTGACAAACACATCGCCGCGATCCGCGCGGCTGCCGAAGACAACGACCAAACGTATGGCTTCGGCGACGTAATCCTGCTGTGCGATGAACTGCAGGAGCGACGGATCCATGAGGGCCAGCACCAGGCTGTAGACCTTGGGAAAACCACGGCAAATGCCCTGATGCGGGAGCTGCTGAAGTGCGTAGAGGCCGAGAATGAGCCGCTTAGTGATGCAGATGTCTTGGCTCTGTTCCACGCTCTCCGCAAGTATGGCTACTTCCAGACCACTTGTGTGGTCGATCGCAGCGCGCTGGACAAGTTGCTCAAGGCCTTGTCCACACCAGAACAGCCTCACCTGATCCGTGAGATACAGGTGACCCGCGGGCTGCCCACAGCCGACAGCGAGCCACGCAACCCCATCGACCAACTGATTGTTGACCTGCGGAGTTCCGAAAATGCTGCAGATTGACCAGATCAAAGCGCTCGTTGCCGAGCACCTGCATGTTTACCGCGGCACCCCCAAGGGCGTTGACTACCGCACGGTGTGGATGAACGAAGGCGTGCATTACACCGACGGTAAGCCTCACCTGGCCCACGCTCACCCGTCGGATGAAACCGGCGAGGACTGGCGGCAGGTAGAGATGCCGGACTTCAACCCAGCTGATTACAAGCTGCACGCCGACAACCACCACTACGGTGGCCATTTCCACAAGATCGTCTGCTGGGACTTCGAAGAACCCGTGGTGACCAAGGTGGTGAAGTTCCTGAACCCGCGGCCGCCGCGCGAGGGATACCACAGCTTGAACCACTACGTCGTCATCGAATCGGCCGAGCCCTTGACCGACGAAGACGCCTGCGAACGTGCCATTGACCTGGTGCTGGCCCTCAACGCCGGCTTCGATGAAACCACCGCTCAACCTGCTCTCGTTATCTGAGGTGAATCATGGGTGTATCAATTCAAAACATGGTGCTGATGGATCATGACAGCGGCATTCAGGCACTTGATCAGTGCATGCTCAAGTACCAGAGCCGCAACAAGGGGGCGAATGCAGACGTGACCTTCGTCACGGAAGAAAAGCTCGATGACATGGGCGCGCTGCTAGGCCAGATGAAGATGCAGAAGATGGCTTTCATCGTCTGGCTCGACCGTGCCAAGGCTCAAGCGCTGCTCGATTCCAAAACGCCGAAGGGTATAGGCAAGGAACATGAAGCACCGCTTCGCAGCCTGCTGTTTGCCCTGCAGAAAGTGAAAAACGTCGGAGCGGATGCGGCGTTCCTCGGTGGAGTGGATATTTATCCACTGCTGGACAATCTGGAAGCGATATTTGGGGTTGAACCATGAGCTGTGCTTTCACCCATCAAATCCAGTGGCGCCGTAAAGGCTACTGGTCTCCGGGCGGCAAGTTCAGCTCCGAGGAAGAGGCGCAGCTCTACGCAGAGCTGCGCGTAAACACCGACAAGGACGCCGGTTTTCGAGTCGTCCCGTTGACGAAGCACGGCGAGCTGTCAGTGGAGCAGTGTCTGGTGCTGATGAAGTGCATGCAGCTGTCGCCTAAATACTGGCGGGCCGAGCTGATCCGCTTCTTCGAGAAGGGCACCAAGCCGATGGAGGGCTTGAGCGAGCAAGATCTTGAACTGCTGCTGGTCATCGGCCAGCAATACCCTCTCAGCAAACTGCTCAAGGTCAACGCTGAAGTGATGCGCAACCGGCTGAAGATGGCGGATGCGAGGGAGCGGGCCAAGGAAATTGCCAAAGCGGCTTCCGACATCGTGGTGCTGGACGCCAACCCTGAAGTCATGCCGATCGAACAGGGCTGCTTTGTGCAGGCCTGGGTCTTCGTACCGAACCGCACCGAGGAGCAAGAGCGTGGACGTCAACACGATATTGCAGCCTACCTGGCCGGCACGTCCGGGCCAGTCGCTGCTTGAAACAGCTACAAGAAGTTCACGCAAGGCATTGGAAAAATTCATAAAGCGCTGGGAAAAGGAGAAGTTCATCCCCTACGACCAGCTGCTTGAATTTGCCAAAGACCCGCGCTTTTGCTCCGTGATGCTGACCCCCGCGGCGCAGCGCGGAATATTCGAACTGTTTGCGGCCGGCACCGGCGAAGAAACTCGTCTGGCGCTGGCCAAACGTGCCGACCAGTCGCTGAGCCTGTCAGGTGCCTACACCTACAGCTGGACGGAGCAGATCCACTTCTTGGCAGACGGCTCGGCCAGGCTCTACGCCTGGAAGGGCTTGAGCCATGCAACCTCGCTTCGGCGAATCAGAAAGGAGTACCTAAAGTGACTGATCTACCACCGGAAAGAATGTTCCTCGCCATGATCCTGATGGGCGTGGCAATGGCCGCGCTGTTCTTCACCCTCTCGGCAGCCACAGAGGCGGTGAAAACCGCGCTGTTATGGGTAGATGACCGCAAGCCTGAAGGCCCATGGCCGATGATGACGTTGATCGGCACGCTGTGCGGCTACGAGTACAGCGACTCCTACGAGCGATTCCAGAAGGAAGGCAAGGAGGATATTCGCGGCGCCGACCTGCTTGCGCGATCGTGTGTAGTTGTCGGGGCTATTCCGATGGCTATCTGCGTCACCGTAAATTTTTACCCTATCGTGCTGTCGCTGGCCCTGTTGTATGCCATCGCCCACACCGCCCGCTTTGCTCGTCGTCACAAGAAATTGTTCGACAAGCACATCAAAGACCCCGAGGCCCATAAATGATCAAGCCGATCCAACACGAAGTCGATTACGCCGCTATCGAGCGGCGGCTGGCCAGCTCCGGGGAGCTGTACAAATCGTCAAAGCTGCTGGACATCCACACCATCACGGCGGCTGTGATCCTCGGCCTACCCTACAGCAAGGTCTGCAAGCGACAGCGCAGCAACGTAGGGAAGACGTTGAACTTCACGATGCTCTACACGCCCGGCGCCATGTGGGAGGTGCCGAGCGAGGCCGCACTCATGGCCATCTGGACAGAGGCCGAGTGCGAACAGATTCGCAAGGATCTGGAGATCGAAGAACCCGGAGCGCTGTACCCGCTCATCCTCAAACACTTCAACAACATTTACGGCGGTAAAGCATGAACATCACCAACGAAGTCAAACGCGACCTGATCGTGTCATTGCTGCGTCAAGCCTCCAAGCGCCAGGCAGCCAGCACCACCAAGGCCGCTCGAGCGCTGGACAAACTCTGGCGCCAGCTGTTCGCCAAGCAGATCTCGCTGAAGATCCCCGAGGTGCCACAGAGCCGCTGGGCCCCGTTGATTCAGGACGGCATCTTCAGCAGCCTGAAGGGCAACATCGACGTCATAACGGTCAAGCCGAACGACAAGTTCAACACCACCGAGAGCACGGCGGTGGGCAAGGTCGGCCTCAGTTACGAAGGCCGGGGAGTCTGCAAAATACGCGAAAAAGATATGCAGAAATGGCAGCTGGTGCGTGAAGCCGTGGAGCAGGAGTGGAGCAGCTTCCTCAACTTCACAAACAAGTACACCGGTAGCTACGACTTCCACTACAGCTGGAAGTGCAGCCACGCGGATCTCCCCAGCATCCCGGGCCTGGGCAAAATATTTCACCCAGAAGTCGAGGTGAAGAAGGACGATCAGTACCGCCTGCCCTACTCCGTTGAAGCCTATTCCCTTAGCGTTCAGGCAGACCGGCTGATGCAGGCGTACTTCGCGGTGATCACCGCTGCCGGCGAACTGTACGAAGACCTGACCAAGATCCTCGCACCGATTCGCACCCTGAAGCACCTGGAAGCCCAGTTCCCTGACGCGGTGCAATACCTGCCGGCTGAGTTCCTCGAGCGCAAGCCCAACGTCAAGCAGCTGGCGGATCCAAAGCTGGTGCAGCGTGCCAGTGCCCTACTGCTGACAGGCATCCCTGACTAACCAGAAACACTTGGCCACAGGCCAGGAAGGAGAAGGCGTGGAACAACTGAAGACTGAGCTGTTGATGATCGGCAAGGGGCTCGGCGACATAGGCACAACGGAGCAGCAGACGCGCTGGATTGATAAATTCTTCGAGGGGCTGAAGTACAGCCTCACGGAGCAGGGCATCAACTCTTTCAGCGCTGAGCAGCTCCGGCCGGCGTATGTCGCGTTCATCCAGGGCTACAGCGAAGGCCTTAGTCTGGCTGACAGCCTGGAGCAGGTGATCTACCTGTTCCATCCCCTCGGCACTTCACGGCCGATCATCAAGCAGGCGTTACCGGATTCACCCAACGTGGTGAGCATCTTCAAAAAGAACGCTTGACCGGGAGGGCACGGTTCATTATCGTGCCCACCCTATAAGTGTATAAATTTATAAGGGGATAACCCATGCAGCTGAACAGTGGCCAAGCCATTGCCGTAAACAAAGCTCTTGACGCTTATGAGAATGGCGGCAAGGGCTACACCATCATCGGCGAAGGCGGCACCGGCAAGACGTTTTCTGTGATGGAAGTCGCAGTGATCCTCCTCGACGGGGGACTGAAGATTCTTTTCGTAGCGCCGACCAACAAGGCGGTGAAGCAGCTTGAGAAAGCAGCCCGCAAGTACGGCCTACCGATGGACAAGATCGGCTTCAAGACCGCGCACAGCGCGCTGGGCTTGTCGCTGATGCCGACCGATGAACGCAAGTACGCCGCTCAGGTGCGTGACAGCGTCATCGGCGATTACAACATGGTGGTCTGCGACGAAGCGTCGATGCTCGGCGAGACCTTCCTGTTCGATTACATGGTGCCAGAGCTGGAAAACTGCGGCGTGTTCTGCCTGCTGATGGGCGACAACATGCAGCTGCCTCCGGTCAAGGAGAAGGACTCCAAGGCTTTCGGGCTTTACCCTACCAGCGAGCTGACCCAAGTTGAGCGCCAGAAGAACAACCCTGACGGCACCGCCAACGGGATCCTGCAGCTGACCCACCCGCTGCGCGAGGCGATCAAGGAAAACCGCGCGTTCAAGTTCGACGTGATCCCGGATCACAACGTGCGTGTGCTCAAGGCTGCCGACTTCCTGCAGGCGGTGGTCGCCGAGTTCGACCTGAACACCGATCTGGAAGATGTCCGGGTGCTGGCCTGGCGTAACTACCGCGTTGACGACATCAACAAGGCCATTCGCGCCAAGATTTACGGCGATAAGGCCGCGCGATTTGAGATCGGCGAGCGGCTGGTAACCGGCAGCCCGATCACCAAGGGCGGCGAAGTCGAGCTGTCCACTGACGAAGAGTCGCTGGTCGCCTCGGTGCGCGAGAGCACCATGTTCGATGAGCAGACCAGCGAGAAGTGGAAGACGTGGCTGGTAACCCTGAATCCTGTGTATGCTGATGCACGCCAGGTCTTCGCTCATGTCCTTCACGAGGACGAATACGAGCGTTACCAGCGCTACACCAATGAGCTGGCTGAAAAAGCCAAGAAGGCCAGCAAGAGCGGCGGAAACGCAGGCTATCATTGGAAGACGCTTCACCAGTTCAAAGACCTGTTTGCGGATCTGAAATACTGCTACTGCATCACCGTCCACCGCAGCCAGGGCAGCACCTTCAAGCGTGTCATGGTCGATGTCAAGGATCTGCTGGACAACCCAGTCCGCAGTGAACGGCAGCGGCTTTTGTACGTGGCGTTCAGTCGGCCACAAGAGGAATTGATCATCAACAAGTTCGGGTTCACCGCGTAGGCGGCCCGGACACAGGAGCCTTACATGAAAGTCGTGGAACACGAAGAGCGTACCCCTAACACGCCTATCGACTACAACAAGCTGGCTGATTATTACAACCGTCTGGAGATCGGTGGCGCGGTCGAGATGGATCAGGTCTACAACATCACCCTGTTCAAAGAAGCGGTCGAGCGCCGCGGCATTCGCCGTGAGGTCGACTTTCTGGCATTCAATCGCGATGGCAAAACCATCGTCAAGCGTGAGTCACAGGCCCCGATGAACAAGGATTGACGCCATGTATTATTTCCTTCAGTTCAAACCGGACAAGAAGGAACCATGGCGGCTTTACACAGAAGAGCAGCTTGAGAGAGCTGAGCTTCCAGGCCCGCCTGCGTTCAAAACTGTCCTGATGGTCGATCAAAACCCGGAAGACGTTACTGAAAACGGTCTCAACGCTGTAGAGACCGTTTTGTACATGGGCCCGATGTACCTGGACTTCGACGACGCCGATGACATTGATCAGGTGCTCGCTGACGTCAACGCTGTGATTGACTACCTGATGAACAAGCTGGACATCCCGTCTGAGTTCATCCACTGCTGGCTGTCCGGCGGCAAGGGTGTGCACATCACCATCCCGGCTCAGGTGTTTGGCGTCAAGAAGCCTACAAAGTTCCTGCCGATGATCTACCGCGAGATCATGCTGACCATCCTCAAAGGTGCTGGCCTTCAATCGCCGTGCAGCCTGGATGAATCGGTGTACTCCTGCGGCCGTGGCCGGATGTGGCGTTGTGAGGGTGTTCCTCGCCCGGGCAGCGGCACCTACAAGGTTGGCACCACGCCGAACGAGCTGGCCGATATGAACAGCGAGGAGTACCACGCCATCGTGGCTTCCCCTCGGCCGGCGCTGGCAACTCCACAGCCAGGCAAGAACGTCACTTACGCGAAAGCCGAGCAGTTGCTGAAGGCTGCCCGCGTTGCGGCGTCCCGCAAAGTGAAGGCCATGAGCGCGGCCTGTGTCGTGCCGAAAGAAGCGATGCGGGAGTGGGAAGGTATTCCGGGCTGCATCCAGAAGCTGATCACCGATGGTGATTCAGGCAACTCAAACTGGAACCAAGCGGCCATGCAGCTGGCAGCGTACATCGCTGCCCGCTACGAGAAGTCGGAAGAGAAGGAGTACATGGAGACGCTGGTTCGGCCATTCGTGAAGAATGTCGAATCGAGCAGCCGGCCTTCTGAAGTCGAGCGACTCAAGCATGTCCAAGGGCAGCTGCACCGAACCTTCAACGGCTCCATCAAGTTCGCTCCCGGCGCGCTGATCGCCACCATCGGCACCCCCTGCCGCCAGTGCCCGATCTGCCGATCTGACGTTGCCAGTGGCGAAACCACTCAGGAGAACGTGGGCAACTACAACTCCGAGGTGCGGATCCGCTATGACGAGAGCGGCTATCACCTGGTCGGCGAGGAGAACAGCCGGCAGCTGACCAACTTCACGTTCTGGCCCACGCTGGAAGTGTTTGAGCTGGAGTCCTACACCAACGCCAGTGGCCATACCAGCTGGCGTAACAGTGAGCGCAAGGAACTGGTCGGCACCCTCAAGGTGTCGGGCAGCGAGACGGTCAGCGAGATCGCCTTGTCCGAGCGTTCGTGGAGTTCCAAGCGTGACCTGATCTCGGCGGTGAAAGGCCGGGACGCGGCGGTGTACGCCGGCGACGGAGAAATCCAGAAGATGCTGGTGGCCCTGCTGAAATTTTCCAGGGAAAAGGCTGAGGATAAAGAGTTGGACAAGATGATTCGTGCGAACGTCTGCGGGATCGTTTTAGATCGCAGCGAGCGGGGCACGGTCGCGCACTATGTTGAAGCTGGGGCAGCCATCACCGGTCTTGGTGGGCGCAGCCCTTTCCGCTTCGACGGCAATGCTCGGCAGTCCCCCGCATTGATCGGCGGCAGCAATCCGCTGGAGGATGATGAGCAGCTGGCCGAGGCCATCCGCGCCCTGTGCGAAGTGAACGAACCGGTTCAGGTCGCGCAGATGCTGGGGTGGTTTGTCTCGTGCCACTTCCGCCAGCACATCCAGTTCGAAGAGCCTCAATTCCCGCTGCTCAACATCTTCGGCAACGCCGGGGCGGGCAAATCCTGCCTGGCCACGCTGATGGCGATGATCAACGGGATCGACTACAACAAGGCTGAGCTGCAGAACGTGGAGGTCGGCACGCTGTTCCCGCTGACCCGCTATGTGAGCAGCAGCACGACGGTGCCACGGCTGATCGAAGAGGTGAACCCGGTGCAACTGGGCAACACTCGCTACGGCCAGATCGTCGGCATCCTGAAGGCAGCTTGGAGCCACGCGCCGATCCAACGGGGCAACATCAACAGCCAGCGCGAGCTGACTGTGACCGAAGATCGGGTATCGGCGCCGCTGGTGTACACCAGTGAGCAGTCGGCATCGGTGCCAGCGCTGCGCAGCCGTTCGGTAGAAGTCCGGCTTCAGGCCAAGGCGCTGCAGAACCAAACCTACCGGGACAATTACCGCATCGCGGTGAAGAACCGGTCAGCTCTGCTGAGGATGGCTCGGGCATTGGTCACTGTGGCACTGGGCACGTCGCCGAGCGCGCTGCTGAAGATCCTGCACAGCAAGTCGAGCATGATCCACAAGGGCGTCGAGGAGCGGCCGCGCTGGGGAATGATGTGCTGCCTGACTGGACTGCACATGCTCATCCACACCATGGAAGAGTTCAAGGTCGACGGCGTGGAAAGCGTCCGCATGCTGGAAAGTGAGTTGATCACCTACTACGGCGGCCGAGTCACCGAGGTCGAGCGCGGCAAGTCTTCCTCGGAAGTTGACCGCGTCCTGAGCACGATGAACACCCTGGCTGACGCTACGTTCGATGAGCGGCTGCGTCTGGTGGCAGGCAAGCATTACTGGCGCCAAGGCGATTCGCTGTACCTGGTGCTGCAATCCTGCCTGCCGCGTTATCAAGCCCACACCAAAAACGTCGGCGAGCTGGCGGTAATCCGAAACTTCAATCAGCTCGCCGAGTTGATCGAGGGCGAAGTTTACTTCCTGCGCATCGAACCCCACCCACACAACCCAGAAATCGACGTCTACGTGATCAGTGTGCAGAAGCTCACCGAAAAAGGGACGCTGTTGAACAACTTCATCAAGGACACGGAGGCTGAGGAATGACCGAGAATTACGCAGACCCGGTTGATAGAGCAGGGGTTGAGCAGGAGAACATTCTGCAGGAGCAGCTGCGCTTGGCCCGTAAGCCGGTGGCGACACTGGCTTATAAAGGCAGCTGCTACAACTGCGACGAGCCGCTCCCGGAGCCTCAGCGCTTCTGTGATTCGGACTGTCGCGACGACCACGAAAAAATCCTTCGAAGCAGGTCACAGAGGATCTACTGATGAGCAGAAGTCTTCACGACTTGATGCTCGAGGTCGGGGTGGGCAACCACCCCGACTGGTTCAGCCAGATAGAGCTACCCAACTGGCCCATGCCGCATCAACTCGACATGATCAAGATCTACCCCTGGAACGATCGTTACGGGGATTTTTCTGAGCCAGGCGCAGGCAAGACCTACCCAGCTCAGGTTCACGCAATTTTCATGGCAGCCATGGGCAACCGGGTGGTGTTCACCACTCTGCCCGGGCTGATCCCGCAGTTCATGGCTGAGTTCGAGGTGTTCTTTCCCGGTGTCAGCAAGCACCTGAAGATCGAGGATCTGGACTGCAGCGCGGACAAGAAAAAGAAAAAGGAAGCCCGCTGGGACGTCGAAGGCTGGCCAGATATTCTGGTCATGTCCTACGACATCTACCGCATGTACAACGCCAAGCACCCACGGAAAAACATCGGAAATAATCTGTGGAAAATAAGGAATATCAAAGAGATAGGTACGAAAAAAGAATTCGCTACCAGCTATTTCATTGAAGAAGGGGACAACAAGGGCGATCCGCGCTTCCCCGGCGCCCAGCCGTACACCAAGGACGGCCGGATGATCAATCCGAAGAATGGCACCGCGCCGAATCCCAAGCAGATGCTGCTCTACCATCAGAACTACCATGTGCAGTTCTTTGATGAGGGCGATGCGCTATGCGGGATGGACTCAATCCTTTCCGAGTCGGTGTACGAGATGAGCATGAGGCTGAAGGACGAGGTCGCGCTGTACGTCCTCACCGGCACGCCGATCCCGACTCACCTGCACAATGCCTATGGCCTGATCAGGCTGATCAACCCCGGCGCCTACCTGAATAAGGCGTCGTTCATCCGGCAGCACTGCGAGATCGAGGAGTTCAAAGTCCCGCTGCCGAATGGCAAGAGCAAGAAGATCAAGAACATCGTCGGCTACAAGGACGTCGAAAAGATCTACGACTCGCTCTGGAAAAATGCTCACCGGGTGCAGAAGCGTGACGTCATCCAGATGCCTGAGCCGATCATCAGCGAGGTGCCGGTGAGGCTGTCCGGACGCCACTTGAAGCTCTATCAGCAGGTGATCCGCGATCGCTTTGCAGTCCTCGGCGACCGGGTTCTGGCGCCGGACAGCGCCAGCGCTTTGCGGCACCTGGCCTTGCAGCTGATCAGCTGCCCAACCAAATTCGACCCCACCCTTACAGAGTGTGACGAACTGGCAAAGGCAACTGGACAGCTGGTGGAGACGATCAACCCCGGCCCAGGCCGCAAGCTGATCATCTTCGCGTTTTACAGGCAGGCTATTGAAGGGCTCGCCATGCAGTTTGCTCACCGTAAGGTGGCGATCATCTACGGCGGGATCGACAACAGACAGGAGCAGCTGGACAAGTTCCAAAGCGATGATGAGTGCGACACAATAATCATCCAGTGGGTATCCGGCGGCGCAGGGCTGAACCTGCAGGTCGCCGGCTACATCATCTTTTACGAGTGCCCGACGTCGCCAAAAGCGGCGAAGCAGGCAATCGCAAGGGCTGACCGCAAGGGGCAGATCAACATCGTCAACGTGTACTTCATGAGGGTATTGCGGACACTGTCCGACAAGAACTTCAAGTCGTTGTTGGCGAACGAGGAAAGCAACAACCGAGCGATCAAGGACAAGCACGACTTGCTCCACGAATTACTCGGTTGACAGAGGGTTGGGCGTCTCTGTATAAATCAGCCTGCGCTAGCGGATTCCTCGCTAGTTGCCGATGAAAATGATGATGAACCGAAACCTAATTAACTTAGAGAGACAACGATCATGGCACTGAAACGCGCAGCAGCACCGGCAGAAACCACCGAAGTACAAACCACCGCACAGACCGCGGTGAAGGAAACCGAAACCGTCAAGGAAGCGGTAGTCGAAACTGCGAAGGATTCGCAGGTCAAGGAAGGCGAACTGCTGGAAAAAGAAAACGACCAGGCGCTGGCCAATGAAGGCGCAGACAAGGATGCTGAAGCCGATGACGCTCAGGTAGTGGAACCTGAAGCCACCGCCACCACCGCCGCCGCAGAGCCGGAAGCAGAAATCGAGCCGGAGCAGATCAAGCCGCAGGAAGTGGCAGTGAAAACTGAAAGCGGCGTGGCTCTGTCGAACACTGAACGCCAAGCGGGCGCAGCCAAGCAGTTCCAGGAAGAAATGGCCGCGCAAGGCTTTGAAGGCCTGAACCTCACCGGTATGTCGTTTGACCGCATGAAGCTGGCCGAAGGTCAGTTCCAGCTGGGCAGCGAAGAAACCAACCTGGGTGATTCGGTAGACGTGCAGATCTTCAGCACCCGCTCGATCTACATCGTCCGCCAGTTCCCGGGCAACGGCGCTGAAATGTTCTACAGCTACGACCCTAAAGGTCTGACCTTCACCGACGGCACCAGCGCCGAAGAAACTCTGGCCGAGTGGCGCGGTGACGGTTACGGCGTGGAAGGCCACCCTCTGGAAATCAAGACCTATATCGAAGGCATGGCTCAGATCAAGAACCGTGACGACGAGTTCGATGACCAGATGGTCTCGCTGTCGATTCCACCGGCGTCGAAGGATCGCCTCTCCGGTGCGTTCGCAGTGGGTATCCGCAAGTTCGGCTGCACTCCGGGTGAACTGCTCATCAACTGCACCGTGGGCAAGAAGATCGGCACCGGCGAAGAAGCTTTCCGCCCGTGGAACTTCAAGGCCATCGGCAAGGTTGAGTAACACCGCGCTCTGAACTGAAGCCCGGCCGGTGATCCTGCCGGGCTTTTTATTCAAAAATTTTCGAGACAGACCTATGAACCAGCCAGTCAACCAAGCTTTGGCCTCAACCTTCGAACAACTCTCTCAAGAGCGCAACGCGGCGATCCTTTCCGATATCCCGGAAGAGAACCGCCAGCGCATCGCTGAACACAGCTTCTCTGGCATGGTGCGAGAGCTGGCAAAGCCCGGCCAAGCGATGCTGGACACCCTGAAGTTCACCGGTTTTCTGCAGCTGTTGACCCTGTGTACCGCCATCGTCAACAAGGGCAATCAGCTCGACGCCGCCAAGAAAGTCATCGTCTACAACAAACCTCCGGTCGATGGCGCAGACCCTGAATCGTTCAAGTTGCCGAGTAGCCAAGGCCTGGGCGAAGCCTTCGAAGGCCTGACCCCGGAAAAAATGCACATGCTGCATATGGCGGTAGGCCTGGCCGGTGAAGCTGCTGAAATGCTCGAGCAGGTGGTCAGCCACGTCCTCGGCGCTGAGCTGGACGGCGAGAACGTCCGCGAGGAAGCGGGCGATGCTACTTTCTACATCGTGGGCCTGCTGAACGGCATTCAAACCAGCCTGGGCGAAGCGCAGCTGGCCAACAAGGTGAAGCTGCTGGGCAAGCGCTACAAGAACGGCTACAGCGACGAAGCCGCGCAGGCTCGCGCTGACAAATCGGAGGGTCAGTAATCATGAGCACCGCCAACCCACGCGAAAACCTGGGCAAAGAAGGCCAGGACAAGATCACCGGTTTCACCGGCATCATCACGGCCTGCTGCAGCTACATCACCGGCTGCGATCAGTACGGCCTGGCCCCCAAGGTGAACGCCGAGGGCAAGATTGAGCCTACCCAGTGGTTCGACACCGGCCGCGTCGATATCGTTGGTGACGGTATCACCGGTAAGTCCGTGCAGGGCGACAAGAACGGTGGCCCAAGCCGTGACGCCCCGCGGGGCTAAAAAGTCCGCCGCGCCCCTGCCATAGGCGGGGGCTTTTTATTGGAACATGGAGCACGGAATGAACATCATCTTTTGCTCGCCGGCTGCGACCGGCAAGACGCATTTCAAGGAAGCGCTGAAGAAGCACTTCAACTGTGACCGGGTTTTCGACGACGGCGAACTCCTTCGAAGCCGAACTCCCGGCACGGCCAACCCAAAACGCAGCCTTATTCTGTGCAGCCACCCAAACAGTGAGCTGAAGGGTGAGGTTCTGGATCGAGACCAGATGAACCGGGCCATGGTGGCGGTAGGCGGCGTCCCGATCTGGAACGATGACGGTTCGGTAAACACTTTTGGCAACCGCAAGGGGCTCGGACAATGAAAGCAGAATATATCGACCACATGGGCAACGACCTGTCGGTTGTCCGCGCTGCCAAGGTCAGCTTCGCCAACGACGATTCGGTGCAGATGTTCCTGACCGAAGCGGTAGCAGAAGCTTTGTCGGTTGAGCAGGGCGTGAAAGTTCGCTCCCACGAGGCGCTGATCAACTACCTAGCCAAGCACGGCCACTGGACGCCATTCGCGCACACCTCGATCACCCTGAAAATGTCGGCGCCGGTGCCGATCCGTACCCAGTGCTTCAAGCACAAGGTCGGCTTCGTCGAGAACGAAGAAAGCCGCCGCTACATCAGCGATCGCCCGGTGTTGTTTGTGCCAAAAGAGTTCCGCCTGGCTCCCGATGGTGACAAGGTCAAACAGGGCAGTGCTGGGCCTCACCCTGACAGCACTGCCCTGCTTCTGGCGTACAAACAACGCTGCGAGGACATGATCAAGTTCTACGAGGATCTGGTGAAGCAGGGCGTGGCGCCTGAGCAGGCCCGCTTCGCCCTTCCGCAGGGCTGCGAAGTGAACTGGTACTGGACTGGCAGCCTTTACGCCTACGCCGCGGCCTACGCCAAACGCACCGACTCTCACGCTCAGGGCGAAGTGAACGATCTGTTCAGCGAGATCGGCCCGATCATGCAGAGCCTCTTCCCGTACAGCTGGAACGCCCTGACAGGAGAGTGACGATGTACTACGAGAGCATCGCTGAATACCCGGTGTCGATTGACCTGGAAACTGCGGGCCTCGGGCCTGCCGCGCCGATCATTGCGATCGGCGCGGTGCGCTTCTCGCCCAACCCCTCCAATCAGGTACTGGCTGGGCCGCCTGCGGGAGTGAGCAACGAGTTCCATGTCGCGGTGAATCTGGAAGGCCAGGCACCGATAGACCCAAGCACTTTCTACTGGTGGCTGGAACAGAGCCGGAATACGCAGCAAGTTGCGCTGGAAGGAAAGGGCGGGATCAGCCTCGGCAACGCCCTTCGCGCCCTCTGGCAATGGCTGCAGGCTGACACCACGCCGATTGGCCGAAACTCAAACTTCACCGGTGAGCTGTGGATACGAGGTGACCGTGACAGCGTGTGGCTGGAAGAGGCACACAAGCGAGAGGGTATCGCTGTCCCCTACTCGTTTCGTAAAGTTCGTGACCAGCGCACGCTTGTGGAGTTCGCAGAGTCCCGCGGGCTGTACATGCCGGATCGGGAAGGCGGTGTCGCCCATGATGCGCTGGATGATGCCCGCTATCAGGCGCAGTGCCTGCAGATTATTTTCAAAGCGTTCCCGGAGGTTTGACCATGAAGATGCTCAAGTACGGTCTGAATGTAGGCATGAATGTTATCCACGTCCCCGGCGGCCTGTCGGCTGATACCACAGTTCAGCATCAGGCAGGGCAAGTGGAGCCGTTGCAGCTGTGGACACTGGTAGACGATACACAGCGCACTGTCCCAGCCGAAATCTATGTCGCGGTAACCGGCGAAGACCTCGACCCAAGCAAGAACTACTGCAACCTGGGTACGTGCCAGCTCCAAGGGGGAGGGTCCGTACTGCACGCCCTCTTCATTCAGGAGTGACCATGAACAAATACCCTCTACAAATCATCGACTTCCGAGCCACAGTTAAACACGCTTATTACGGGGTCAGCGACAAGACCCTGCACTGCGTGAAGCTGGATCGCAAGTTCGCGGAATGGGAAGCGGCGGCTGCCGACTTCCTCACCCGCTACATCCGCCCAATGCTGGAACAGGGCGCGTCACCGCGTGAAATGCTGGTTGCCCACGACGCAGGCAAAGCCTATCGACTCGGGCTCTACCCGGCCTACAAAGGCCAGAAGGAAAAGAAGGACGAGAACAAAAGCCCCATCGAGATCGAGCAGTACAAACTGCTGATGGCGTGGGCCAAGCGTTTCTTCTCGGCGCTGGGCGCGACCCAGATGTTCGTTGAAGGCGTTGAAGCGGATGACCTGATTGCCTGGGTTTGCCAGATGGTGAAGGGTGCCAAGGACATCCACACCGTCGACGAAGACATGCTGCAGCTGGTGGACGGTGACACCATCGTCACCCTGAAGAACGTGGCTCACTACGGCGCCGACGGCGTGTACCCCGAAGGGCACAAGCTGGCGGGCCTGCCATACCGCTTCACCAGCTTCGCCAAGTCAATCATGGGCGACGACTCCGACAACTATAAAGGCGTGACGGGTCTCGGCCCGGCAAAAGTCTTGAAGCTGCTGGAGCTGTACGACGTGGACGGCCTGGAGCAGCTGTGCGAGATCGTCGAAAGTGGCAACACCGACCTGCTCGACGAGACCATTGAAGCCTCCGGCGACAAGATCCTGATCAAGTTGAAGGAGAACTTCGCGGACTGGAAGATGGGCTGGCGCCTGGCCAACCTGAAGCCAGACCTGTGCTGGAAACCTCGCCAGCGCAAGCTGACCAAGCCGAAGATCCACAAGCGCGTGCCGAACGCCACCGAGCTGTACAACTGCCTCAAGGAAGTTGGCTGCGAGGATATGTGGGAGGCTGAGTACAGCCACCTGATGCCGGTGCCGATGATCGTCGACGCCAGCAACTGGCCCGAGATGCGCGAGGCGATCTTCGAGGAGATCAAAGCAGGCGACAAGACCGCGTTCGACTATGAGTCCTCGGACAAGAACCCGATCGCTGACTTCCGCCGCGCGTCTCAGGCGGGCAACAACTTCGTCGACATGCTCAGCCAGGAGCTGGCAGGTGCCTCGTTCCAGTTCGGCCGACATCTGGAGAACGTGATCTACATTCCAGTGGATCACCGCGATAGCGCCAACGTGAACAACTCGGTGATTCTGGAAATTCTGGAATTCGCCGGCGAGCACACTACCCGGATCGCCCACAACGCCTTGTTTGAAGGCGTGGTCTCGCACACCAACCTCGGTGTCTGGCTGAAAAACATCCAAGACACCCGGATGATGCAGCGGTTCTACGACGAAAACATGGAAGCGGGCCTGAAGGCGATCTCGCTGAACTACCTGGCTTACGAGCAGACCTCCTTCGCCGACACGCTGGCCGCCGGTAACGGTGGGCAAGGCGTGCGGATGATGTGCGAGCTGACCGCCGATGAAACCTTCACCTACGGCACCGATGACAGCCTGGTGACCGGCCACCTGCACGACCTGCTGCAGCTGTTGCTGCAACTGGATGGGCAGTGGGACTTCTACCAGCAGTGGGCAGTGCGCCCAACCGAAGTGCTGCAGCGTGCCTACGTGGCTGGTTCGAACATGAACTGGGCACTGCAGAAGCGCATCCATACCAAGGATCTGGAAACCATCCGCGTCGGCATGATCGAGCTTCGCGAGATCCTTGAGAAGAACGTCACCGGCAACATCACGGAAGGCGCCAAGTCGCTGATCGAAGCCGAGAAGGACTACATGTTCCGCTCGGCCAAGAAGAAAGCTGATGGTGACGTGGATCAGGCCGGGGCCAAGGTCGCAGAGTGGCGCAAGAAGGTCGAAGCAGCCTGCCAGTACACGCCGTACCGCGAAGAGTCGGTGATGCCGACGTTTGCCTTCACGCCTCTGCAGTTGAATCCGGCCTTCAAGGCGGTGGGGTTGCCTGAGATCGAGAAGGTAACGCTCAAAGCAATCACCGAGTGGTTCGACGCGGCGGGCGCGGCAGGCTTCCGCGATGAGTGGAAACTCACCAAGGAGCAGGCCGAAGTTGTCGATATGATCGCCGCGGCGGTGAACGCCGGCTGCCTGAAAATGGGTGACCTACGTCGCAAAGCAGAAGAGTCGGAGTCGGCAGAAGACACCGACGGTGCCAAGCTGGAAGCCGCGGAAAAGACTTTTGACAAGCTGGCTGAGCTGATTCAGCGGTTGGCCGGGGTTGAGCCGCGGACTGTGCAGTTCGGCGATCCACTGAACGTGGGCAGCCCGGCACAGATGCAGCAACTGCTGTATTGCAAGATTGGCGTGCCGGTGCGGCTGCGTGGCAAGTCGCCAGGCAAAGGTCGGCTGTCCATCGGCATCAAGGAAGCAGGCCCATCCACCGATGAGCAAGCGATCCTCACCGCGCTGGCTAACGATGTGCCGAACGACTGCTGGCAACGGGAAGCGCTGCAGGTACTGCGAGTGGTGAAGTCGGCCAGCACACGCTGCAGCCTGTTCCACGACAAGTACCCGATGTGGCGTCACCGAGACGGCAACGTTCACCCGATCGTTACCGACGCGGGCACCGACACCACCCGGCCAACGGCGAGCGCGCCGAACAGCCTGCAGGTGCCGAAGAAAGGCGAAGGCAAGGTCATGCGGTCGATCTACATTCCACCCAACAAGGACTACTTGTGTGTGGCGATCGACTTCAACGGCCAAGAGATCCGTCTCATGGCTAACCTCGCCAACGACCCGGTGATGCTGTCGGTGTATGAACCAGGCAACGAGAAAGACCTGCACAGTATGACTGGCGCCGGTATCGCGAAGATGGACTACATGGAGTTCTGCCTGGCCAAGGACACCAAGGATCACCCTCTGCACAAGCTGGCGGTGGCGATTCGCGGCAAGGCCAAGACGATCAACTTCGGCATGGCTTACGGCGCCGGGGCTGGCACCCTGTCTCGCAACCTCATCGCACCATTCGAGGAAGCGAAACAGCTGCTGGAGCAGACCATGGCCCTGTACTGGCGGATCCGCCCGTGGCAGGAAGAGACAGCCCGCTTCATGGAGAAGAACGGCTTCACGCTGACAGCGTTCGGCACCAAGCGTCACGCTACGCCGGACATTTTCAGCAACGACGGCGGCAAGGTCGCTCGGCAGCATCGCCAAGGCACCAACGCCACCATCCAGGGCAGCGCCGCGCAGATGTTGCGCATCGTGCTGACCCGGATCGCCGACAGCGGGATCATGGATCGCCTGCGGATGGTGTTCTTCGCGCCGATCTACGATGAAGTCGTGTCGTGGGTACACAAGGACGACGTTCTGGCGTATTGCCAAGAGGTCGGACGGTTCATGGAAGAGTCAACCCCTCCGGGGCACAAAGTTCGACAAGTACCGGAGTTTTCTATCGGCTGTGACTGGGGTAGAGTGCAGGAGCTGGGCCGTGACATCAGCCCAGAGAACGTGGCCAAATTTGTCGCAGAGGCGCTGGAAGAAGGCCGCGACATCTGGGAGAAGGACGTGCTGGAACCGTTCGATCCGATCCGCAAGGCCACCTACATCGAAGCCGACGAAGACGAAGAGGTGGAGGTTGAAAACATCGCCGACTAAGGGCGGCTGGTGGGAAAAATTTCGGGAGGCTGTTCTCAACCTCCCGGATCCCGCACCAGCCAAGCCGATTGATGTTGATCAGCTGCTCGCCGACAACACCCGACTGCTGGTGGAGAACCAGCGCCTGCGGGAAACCGCTGCAAAAGTCCGTGAGCTGCGCAAGCAGCTCGCTGACTCCCAGCACAACGAGTCACTCATGGCTAGGCGGATTGAGGCGTTCCGCCGTAAATGGCCGGCCATCCACAAAGACTTCTTCACAGCAGAAAGGAAAGCCAAATGAGCTTCAATGGACAGAGCGTCAAGGCATTAGCGCACGACTACGAAACCACGGGGGTGGATGCCGCAACCTGCGGCGTTCTGCAGTCAGCCCTGTGTATCGTGACCGTTCACCAGAATGGTGAGTTTGAAATCCACGACAAGGACGTGACCTTGTTGAACCCCGGGCAGGAGATCCACCCGGAAGCCTCGAAAGTTCACGGCTATTACGCCCACGACCTGATCGATGAAAAGCCGTGGGAAGAGTATCTGCGCGAGCAGATGGAAACCGTCAACGAGATGAAGCTGGATGCCGTGATCGGCTACAACAGCGGCTCGTTCGACAACCGGATTGCAGCGCGGGTCGGCCTTCGTGCACCGAAGTCCATCGACCTGATGAAGGCTGCACGAAAGCTCAAGAGCGAACACAAGTGGCCGAGCGCCAAGCTGGTTCACTTCTACGAGCACCTGGTGGGCGAACCGCTGGGCAAGGCGCATGACGCCTTCGCCGACGTTGAAGGCACCCTGATCTGCATCAAGCCGCTGTTCGGCTGGGCAAAGGTCGAGAACCTCGACCAGCTGATGGCCTGGATGCAGGGTGACGACGGCACGCTGGAAATGAAGATCGGCTTCGGCCAGCACAAGGGCAGCAAGGTGAAGAACCTCGGCCGTGACTATTGCAAGTGGCTGCTCAGCGACAAGTGCGAAATGCTGTTCAGCGATGAGCTGACACAGGCCCTGAAACTCCGCGTTGAGCAGCCGCTGTGATGCTGCTCGGCGTGACCGGCCTGGCCAGGTCGGGTAAAGATCACGCAGCGCGCTATCTGGCCCGACACCTGGCGCTCAGTCAGTACGCTTTCGCGGAGCCGCTGAAGACCATGCTGAAGTCGGTCTTCGGCGATCACTTTCACGAAGGCGATCGCTCGGACATCTGCCCTGAAACCTGCAAGTCGTACCGGGTGATGATGCAGACGCTCGGCACCGAGTGGGGCCGGGAGCTGATGAACCCACAGATCTGGGTGAATCTGGTGGCCAGGCGCTGGAAGGAGATCAACAGCCTACCGGCTATCGACGGCATGGTGCTCAGCGATGTGCGATTCGACTCCGAGGCGGAGTGGATCACGCTCAATGGCGGGGTGATCATCGAGATCGTCCGGCCGGAGCACCACAGCCTGGTGGAGAAGGTGAAGACCGCCGTAGGCCTTGAGGGGCATGTCAGCGAGAAGGGTATTGCTCGCTCCTACATCACCCACACCATCGTCAACGACGGGTCGCTGACCGACTTCGACATCAGCCTGATGGGGTTGATCGACCAGCTCAAGGAAGGCTGACCATGGCTGCAAGCATCGGGAAGGTGTTCGAGAAGGAAATGGTGCAGGTGTTCAAGATGCTGTTTGATCAGCGCCTTGTCAGCTACCACCGCCTCTCGGACTCCGGGGCCGCCGGCTCCATCGTTGCTGAGCAGCCCAGCGATTACCTCCTCGGCCTGCCTGCAGGGTGTCAGAACCTGCAGGACGGCCAGAGGCTGTGTTTCCTCGAGGTGAAAGCCAGTGAGGAACACAGCACGATGCCCAAGGCCGCGGTTCGGCCGGCGCAGCGTGGAGCGATCGCCCGGTTCAGGTTCCTGCTGGGCATTCCCTACTACATCCTGTTCTGGGACGCGCAGAACGGCGTGATCCAGCTGTGGGACGGCATCGCCGTACACGACACAGCGCGGATCGACAAACGCCACCTGCTCGCCACCTGGGCAAATGTGGGGGTCATCAACAAGCTGCAAAGGCAGCGTGTGGTTGATCTGATCTCTGACTACTTCCGCATACCTTCACATGCGGATACACTGAACAAATCCCGCTAAGTAGCGGGGTTTCTAATTTTTGGGGTATGGACTGATGACTGATTTCAAAACGCTGTCGAGCAAGACGCTGTACAAGAACCACGGCAAATCCACGGGCTGGTGGAAGGTGGAAGCCCGAGAGCTGGAAGACGGCAAAGCAGCGCTGAACATTACGTTCGCCAAGACCATGGACGGCGCGGCGGTCGAGAAGAACACTGCGGTGAAGGGAGTGAATATCGGCAAAGCCAACGAGACCACTCCGGCACAGCAAGCGATCGCTGAAGCCGAGTCGCGCTGGAAAAAACAGCTCGACAAGGGCTACGTTGAAACCGAGGAAGCAGCCACCGCGCCGGCCACCAACGCAAGCGGCAATGAAATGCCAATGCTGGCCCACCCCATCGACAAGGTGAAGCCGGAGAAGGTGGACTGGAGCAACGCTTTCGTGCAGCCGAAGCTGGATGGCCACCGCTGCCTGTCGAAGAACGGCCTGATGTACAGCCGCAACGGCAAGCCGATCAACTTGCCTCACATCGCTGAAGCCCTGGCGCTTCTCGGCGACGTGCACCTTGACGGTGAGCTGTACTGCCACGGGATCTCGCTGCAAGAGATCGGCAGCCTGATCAAGGATCCTCGCGAAGAGTCCGCGGTGATCGAATACCACATCTACGACATGGTCGCCGGTGACCAGTTCAGCGACCGCTATGCCCGCGTGGCTGCCATTCTCGGGCAGACTCCGTACCAGGTAACCCACTCCACCGTCAGCTCGCCGTTGAAGCTGGTATCGACGGTGCGCGTTGACAGCCTGGAAGGCGCCAAGCATCTGCACCAGCAGTACCTTGAGCAGGGTTACGAGGGCAGCATCGTTCGCCACGGTGACAGCGGCTACCTCGATGGTAAACGCAGCACGGGCCTGCTGAAGATCAAGGACATGGAAGACCACGAGTACACCGTCACCGGTTACGAGGAAGGCACGCCCTACGAGATCCGCGATGAAGACGGCGTTGTCACCGGCTACCTCCGCGTCCCTGTCTGGGTAATGGACGTCGGCGACGGCACCGGCCGTACCTTCAAGGCTACCGCCCACGGCACCAAAGACCAAAAGAACGCACAGTGGGAAGCGCGTGACTCCTACGTCGGCCAGCGCAACGTGGTTCGCCACTTCGGCTTCACGCCGGACGGCATCCCCAACTTGCCGGTATCGAAGTGCTGGGAATCGGACAAGAACGCCTGACCGTAAAGCCCGGGGCAGCGCGCTGCCCCAACCTTGAATGGATGGAACCATGACCAACGACGTCAAGAAGAAACTCGCGCTGTTCATTCTCGAGGGGATCATCGTGTTCACGGCGATCCCACTCCTTTCTGCACTTCACCATTTCGTGAAAGGACTGTTTCAATGAAAAACATCACCATCTTCACCGACCCCCATCTGGGGACTTCCCGGGCAGCGCACACCACTCGGGAGTCTTCGGCCAGGCTGAAGCAGGCGCTGTACGACCAAGCGATGACCATCGTCAACACCGCGACCAACCCGCTGATCTGTGTTGGCGACCTGTTCGACAAGTCGTTCAACAGCGAAGAGGTCATCGTGCAGGGGTTCAACGTGGCCAGCGGCTGCCGCTGGACGTTGGCGGGCAACCACGATGAGACCAACCGCGAAGGCACTGTGACCTCGCTTCGGGCGATCCGAGACATGGGGGCACCGATCATCGCGGTGCCAAACCTGACAGATCCGTTCTTCGATTGCCACGAGTCGCTGTACTTCGTGCCGCACCACGCCAGCCAAGAGACTTTCGAAGTCGCGATGCGCCAGGCAGCAGAGCACGCAGCGGCGCACCGTGACGGCCTGGCCAGCTACCTGTTCCTGCACTGCAACTACAACTTCGAGCTTAACACCGAGGACAGCACGCTTAACCTGAGCCGTGACCTGGCCAAAGAGTTGATCGCATCGTTCGATTACATCTTCATCGGCCATGAGCACAATGGTTCGACAGACCTCGGCGGCCAGGTCGTGGTGCTGGGAAACACTCACCCTACCAGCTTCCACGACATCGGCGACAAGTTCATCTACCACCTGGAGCTGGACACCGCCACGCTGACCAAAGAGCTGATCTGGTCGGAGACACAGAGCTACTGCGAGATCAAGCTGGGCGGCGATATCCCCGATCTCAGAGGCGTACAGTTCGTTGACGTCACCGGCGCCGAGAGCGTGTCCAGCGCGGTGGAGGTCAGCGAGTTCATCCGCGAGATCTGGAAGGCCGGCGAGTACCAAGCTTGCGGCCCGGCAGGCACTGAGCTGCAGACTTGCAACGACCTGTTCGCCGTGCGCAACAAGGTCGAGCTGCTCGACTCCCTGAAGGACGTGGACACCGACATCGAGGGTGTGGTCGCCGAAGATCTGCAGACCCGGATTGCACGCGATCTGGAAGGCAGCGACCTCGCCCCTCTCTTCGCTGAACTGGTACAGAAGGTGAACGCATGAGCCATAAGCCATTCCCAGCTCCGTACAAGAAGCTGAAGGACGTCGGCGTAGGCTACTTCGAGGACTGCATTGGTCGAGAGCCTAACTACATTCAGGGCAAGACAGCGATTTACCTCGACCCGCGCGGCGACACGTCGTTTGTGGCAGCTATGCCTGACCACTACGCCAAGTTCTTCGGCAGCTACATCCCGCTGTTCCGGCAGGAGCCTATCGACCGAGACCCAAAGACCGGCACCTACTTCGTCCGCACCAAGTCCAGCCTGGACACCATGGAAAAGTTGCTGCGTGCGATTGGACGCGAGTTCTATGAGCGGGTGCTGCATGCCTCGCGGGTCAAGGTCATCGCCTATACCGTGGCCTACGTTGCCCGTGACGCAGATGGTCGTTCGGTATCCAAAGGGCAGCCGTCGTTCCAAGAGATTCCCGTGCTCGGCTTCCACTACGGCGTCCGTTATCTGGTGGACAACAAGCTGTACGAGCTGGAGATCGTCGAAGACGCCGATGACCACGAGAAGGAAACTTTGAGCACCACCAACTTCAGCAACGACCGCTTCCACGCTGGGCAGACCATCGTGTGGAGTGCCGAAGCGGAGGCTGCCTGTGCAGCGTTCAAGGCGTCCATCGAAGGCATCGGCCAGCGTATGCACGACTTCTTCGGACAGCCGCCTGAAGCCCTGAAGCTTGCGCTGGAAAGCCGCATCAACCCACTACTCGCCGCACCGGAGAAAACTCATGAATAATTTCCGATTCAACGGTTACTGCAACATCGCTCAGGGCATTCCGGGCGCCGTCGACAAGGTCGACAACATCCTCGACGAGCTGATCGACGAGGTGGACACACTGTCCAGCAAAGGCATCCTGCCGGAGGGTGACATCGAGCGTCTGGAGCGGGCAGCTGGCAAGGCTGAGCTGTTCCTGCGGCCGCAGAGCGAGGAGCCAGCGCCGTGGATTGGTCAGCTGGCCGACGCCCACTTCAACGGGCTGTCACCGGCGCAGGCTGAGCGCCTGGCCATCCTGATGGAAGAGTGCGGCGAGGTGGTGCAGGTCATCGGCAAGATCCTCCGCCACGGCTTCGAAAGCGTCAGCCCGTATGGCCACAGCCAAGAGACCAATCGCCAGGCGCTGATCCGCGAGCTGTTCGACGTCAAGGCAGCTGCCATGCTGATCGACATTGACTTGCCGGAGCTGGGCCAAGGCGTGGAAGTCGACGCCGAAGTGGCGCAGGCTGCGGACGCAGCGATCCAGAAGGCGTTCATCAAGAAGTTGTCCTACACGCACCACCAGGGCGAGGACTTCGGCGATTACATGGCTGCAATGGAGGCCCTGTGAACGTGGGCTGGGTGCCCACAGATCACCCCGCACTGTTCAATAAATTCGCACAGTGCGGGTGGTCTGAAGCCAAACTGGCCAAGCTTGAGCAGCTGATTGGTTCAATAACTAGAACCAATCGCAACCCTCATCCCCTTTCCTTGGCTGTAGCTGACGCCATCAAATCAATGTAACCTCGCTAATCAGCGAAGAATCCTCACTAGGAGGCGCCATGCGTCTGTTATCACTCGTCACCACCCACTTCAAGAAGTTGGGCAACTTCACCGCGGATTTCACCAACGGTCTGAACGTCATCGCCGGCGACAACGCTCGCGGCAAGTCCACCCTGCTGCAGGCTGTAGAAGCCGCGCTGTTCGGTGTGACTGTGGTGCCAGGCAAGAAAGAAAACATCCCGACCTGGGGCCAGACCAAGTTCACCATCGAGCTGAAGTACGAGCTGCACGGCGGGATCTACACCCTGTCCCGCAACAACAACTCGGCCAAGCTCAGCCGCCTGAATGCCGACGGCACCGTTGAGCTGGTGGCCAACGGCAACACGCCGGTGACCGCCGCTGTGGAAGAAATGCTGGGGCTGGCAGCCAAGGACTGGAACCTGTTCGTGCAGTCCCGTCAGGGCTCCTCGGCCGGCATCCTCGACTTCGGCGCCACCGCGCTGAACAAGAAGGTCGAAGAGTTCGCCGGCGTTGACCTGATCGACAAGGTGCAGGTCGAAGCACAGCGTCAGGCCACCATGAACACCAGCCAAGCCGATGCCAAAGAAGTGTCTGCCGAGGACATGGAAGCGGTGCAGCGTGACCTGCAGACAGCGAGCGACTCTGAACAGCAGGCCTGCATTGCGCTGGAAGATGCCAACGGTGCACTGGATCTGCACGGCGAGTTCACCATGGAGCAGCCTGCATCCTCCTCCGCAATGCGTCAGCAGTTGGCCGACGTCGTCACCCTGTCGAACAAGATCGGCGTGGCCGAGGTTCAGGTCAAAAACATGCAGGAGCGCGTCGACGAGGCGAAGAAACGTCTTGAAGGTCGCGAACTGCAAGACGCTGCGGCGCTGCAGGCTGAGCTGCAAAAAGCCAAGACTGCTGGCGGAGAGCTGGCGGTAAAGGAAAAGAACCTGCAGGACGAGGCCTCACACCGCAAGGCTGTGCAGCAGGACACCGACGAGTCGGATCTCACGCTGAACACCCGTCAGGTCGAGTTCACCGCCAACTGGGCTGAGTTCGAGGAAGACGAGCTGATGGCTGAGGTGACCTTGCTCGACAAGGCCATCCCTGCCGCCGAGGAAGATCTCGCAGCGCGCCAGGAAGAAGTAGGCAAGGCCAAGGGTGCCTACGACAACCTAATCATGCTGTCCGACGGCGCCGTGTGCCCAACCTGCAACCGCGCCAAGGAAGAGCACGACCCGGTCAAGCTGGCAGCGGAGGCTGAAGAGGCTCGCGTCTACTGGGAAGGTCGCAAGACGTCCGTGGCTGAGCTGCAGAAGGGCATCACCGCCAGCAAGTCCCGCCGCACTGAGCTGCAGGACAAGCTGGCTGCCTACAACAAGGCTGCAGCGGCCGTGGACAGCGCCAACGAAGGTTACAAGGCCAACACCGAGGCGCTGGCCAAGCTGCGCAAGGCTGACGTGATCCAGGCCGAGCTGGATGCAGCCACCGCTGCACTGACGGCCAGCCGCGAGGCCTATGCGGATCTCAACGCCAAGCTGAAGGGCGTGAACGAAGCCAACTCGGTGTTCAACACCGACAAGGACGCCCTGGCCAAGGCTGAGAAGGCGCTGACTGATAACGAGGTCACCCTGCAGCTGCTCAACGACCAGCTGGAGGCCATGCCTGAGCCGCCAACCGACGAAGAGGTGAGCGCAGCTGAAGCTCTGGAGATCACCTACCGCGATGCCCTCACGATGTGGAAGGAGAAGCGCCAGGAACTCCAGTCGGCAGTGGCCGCCGCCGAGCAAACCCTCAAGCACCAATCGCAGCTGCTGAAACTGGCGAAGGAAAAGCTCGAAGGTCTGCAGGCTCGCAACGCTGCGGCTCTGGAGCACACCGTGCTGGCCAAGAAATACGGTCGGCTGGTGCAGTTCCTGCGCGAGCGCCGCCAGCAGTACCTGAAGGAAGTCTGGGACACCGTTATGGGTGTGTCCAGCCGCCTGGTGCGCACCGCCTCGAAGGATCTGATCACCAAGATCACCAACGAGGATGGCGAGTTCCTGTTCGAAGAGGACGGGATCATGGCGCCAACCGCCAGTGCTTCCGGCGCTCAGAAGGCCATGATCGGCGTGTCACTGCGTGTGGGCCTGGCCCGTGCACTGTACGGCAAGGACAGCCTGCTGATCTTCGATGAGCCGACTGAGTCGTGCCGTGAACACAACGCTGCGTCCCTCGCCGCGATGATCGCTGTCAGCGCCAAGCAGGTGCTGCTGATCACCCACCGCGAGACAGACCAGGCGCTGGCCGAAAACATCGTCAACGTAGGAGAGTGAGTATGCGTACCACCCGACAAACCTTTGAAGTGGTCAAGCTGACCAACAAGACCACGGCGCCGTGCGGAAAGTGCGGCAAGAAATGCACCCGGACGAAGGAGTTCATGCAGACCCTCAACCCCTTCAACACCAACGCCGACGGCTCGGTAAAGACTCGCAGAGAGATTCAGGACGAACTGTCAGCGCAGGCCAAGGCCTACCGGGACAAGAACGAAACCATCTACCACGTCAAATGTGAGGGCTGAAATGAGCCTGAACAAAATTCAGGGCGCGGTCTGCGCGCACTGTGGGCACGTCGATGAGACCACCCACTGGAATGACCCTGGCAAGCTGGCGCCGGTAGGCAGCTGGATGTACATCAAGCTGCCAGCCGGCACCAAAGTTCACGAGGAAGGCATTCCGCTTTCCAAGCTGAGCGAGTCGGACAAAGTGGTCATTGCGTTCCGCACCCGGCATCTGTCGGAGCGCGAGGGCAACATGGAGTACCGGCTGCTGGATGGCAGCACGGTGTTCGGCAAGTTCTGGTGGACACATCCATAGCAGCAAAGAGGGCAGCGATCGCTGCCCTCCCCATCACCCAGCGGTTACAGCCGCCCCCTTCCGCAACAAATCCAATCCCCTTCTCACTGTGTCGTAAGCGGCTTCACAAGACTGCCCTCGGCTTCGGGCGCTGTCAGCTTCTTTTGCCAACCCTTCTGCCAGGCGCTGAGATTCTCCAAGCAGCTGGGAATACAGATACGCGGCCGAGGTTGCTGCCGCGCCTCGGCGGGCAACTCCGGGATCACAGGCGGTGGCACTGAAACGCTGATCGGCTGCCGCGAGCAGGCTGCCAGTAGTGGAAGCAGCCACAGCAGCGTTAGATTCGATCTTCTGGTTTTCATCTCGACCCTTCTGACTCACCTGGTTGATCTGGGCCTGCAGCTCTCGCTCTACGCCCAGCGACTGCTCTTTGGCCGCGGCGGTGGCGCTGTCGAACGTGTTGCGCAGATCGAGCAGATCGTTGTCAGCCTTCATTGCCCGGTACTGCCAGGCAGCGTAGCCGCCGGCGCCCGCCCCGATTACCAGAGCAGCGCCGACGGCGATGATCACCGCCTTGATCTCGATCACGCGGCCAACACCTTCATCGCGCGCGCGAACCGCTCCTTGCGGTCTTCGATGCCGTTGTAGCCACCGTTGATCGCCTTGGTCTGGGCCATGATGTCGTTCGAGAGCCGGTTCAGGTTGTTCAGCTTCCAGTACCAGGCTGCGGACAGCGCGGCATACTTTGGCTGCTCGAGGATCTCCGGATGCTGTAGCAGGCGGTCATCACCGAACAGTGCCTGGCTACACTTGGCGTAGTTGCGCTTGCCCGTGACCTGAATCAGGCCGCGGCCGGCGTACAGCTGACCGTCACCGTCGGCTTCTGGCGTGTTGCCGAGATTGGCAGCCAGCTTGCCGGTGTCGTACTTGCTCAGGTATTTGTCGCTGCCCATCTCCTTGGTCACCGAGAAGCCCAGGCTTTCATGCCCGGTCTGGGCGATGAACGAAGCGATCGACCTGGCCAGAGTGATGTCAGCGTACTTCAACGCCTCGTTGATCGGTTCTACCCACTTCTGTGCGAGAGCCAAAGGAATGCCTGCCGCAGCCGCCAGCGTTTTATCGTCCATAGGGGAGTCTCTTCCGGGTGTTGTGCAAGACTTTTGCGACGTTGCCGCCGTTGGCGACAACCAGAACCGTGACCACTGCTACGAACAGCACCAGCCAGATTTCGGAGTTGGGTGCGATCTTCGCGAACCCGGAGTAGCCCTGTGTGGCCAGGGCCAGAGAAGTACCGGCCAGTAGGAAGGCCAGGAAGCTGGAGAACCACCGGGTGCGGTGTTCGCTGGTGTAAGCGATCACCGACAGAAAAGTGATCATGTGAAGAACTATGCGAATGCTCAGAAGCACTTCCCCGTAAGTAGGATCATTGCTCATCGCCGCCTCGCTTTAACCGTAGGATTGCGTTAATCAGTGAAGACATCCACTGCGGAAGATCGCCATCGTTCTTGACCATCAGATTGATGGCGCCGAGAACCCCGGACGCTACCGCAGCCCCAATGACTGCCACCAACATCGAACTGTTGCTGGAGAAGGCTATCCCGACAGCGTAGCCGAAACCCCAGGACACGATTGTGAGTCCGATTTTGCGAATAAGTTTTAGGAACCAGGAAGAAACGACAGGATCCGGGAGAAGAATGAAGAATACGCAACCGAACGAAGCCCCCATTGCGGAGCCGGGGTGCAGCTGCTCTAGAACTGCCCACACGTAGACTGCAGATACCGTCAGCCATCCTGTGCTCGAAGCTGGATCAGTAGTCATCAGCGGCTATTTCCTTATAACGTGTGCGCGCAGGATAGCCGTTTGCCACTGTGCCCACAAGGAAGGCAGAGTGGCATCCGTCGGAGGTTGGATCCATAAGCTGCTCACCGCCTGTATCGGTAGCCGATGCAGCGCATTGTTAGCGTGCCCGTAGCTGCATCGCTAGCGTACTGCATGGCCTGATCTCTGCCTAAAGGCACGTCAATTACGGATGATGCGCCACTTAACACAAGGGCTACATACCAGCCGCTAGATACTGTGTTACCCGCAGCGGTTGCGCTGGAGGCCGCAACTCTAAGAACGGCTGCAGAAGCGGTTAACTGGGCTATTACAGAAATGGCAGAAGCTGGAATAACCGAGTTCAGGTTTACGGTTCTGGCCGCTGTTTGTGCCGTGGTATTAAGCGCCTCGAAGGGCGCCTGAGCCATATGCGCGTAGTAGGTGTGCACCCCATTCTCTGCCCCCTGGGCAAAAAGGCCTCCAAGGCTGTTGCGCATAAGAGAGCCGATATAGCGCCACCCTTTATTAGTAGGGTGGCGGAAAGCACTTCCAAAATAGTTGTCCGTTAACACGCTGAAATCATCAGATACTACTGTTGGAACGCCGTTATCGTCGTGAAGCCAAAGGTTGGTGCGAGATAACGCGGTACCCACTGGCACACTCAAAACTAGAGGTGATGCCAGCACTACCACATGGGGGTTAGAGGTATAAGGGCACCAAGCCGCACCGCTATCGATAGTGATTTGCTCAGCTGCTGTCCAACGGTAATTCAGCCCTTCAATATAGCCAGGGGAGACCCCACCCATGGAGGCAGTAAGGGGGTTCCTGAGTTTGGCAAGCGCCCGCGCGATTGATCCCATTACCTACTCCTTGGTGGTGGTGACGCCCTTACTCAGGGCGTACTGGGCGTTTGGTTTCGTCAGGGAAGTTTACATTGCCTTCCTTCCAGGCGCGAACCTTGGTGCGGTACGACAGCCACTGAGTCCGCGTGCCTGGCAGTAGATCCGCCGGAGGTTCTTCGCCGGCTTCCTCCGCAGCTTCCGCCTCCTCTATCGCCATCAGCTGATTAGCGATGGCGGCAATCTCAAGGTCTCGCCATGAATTTTCTGCGGCGGTCTTTTCCGCTTTTATGCGGTCAGCCTCTTGCTTGTCATACGCCCATTGAGGGACATCTTGGTAGAAAACCTCGTCGTCAAACAGCTCCATGTCAGAGGTTACTGCTCTCCAGCCGCCGTTTTGATTAACAGCGTACCCGTTGGTAATCTCCGCAGCGGCTTCAGCGGCTTCATTCACATCGCTATTTTGGTCAGCCATCTCGGTAACTCTCCGTTTTGTTTATCGTTCGAATTGGTAACCGTTGCAATAAAGGTTAGCCGACCATGACGCTCCGTTACCCCCAATACTAATAGCCCCGGCTGAGGACAGCGGACATTCTGCGTTTTGCACTGCCCCTCCCGTCAAGTAAATCATCCAGCCTGTATCGCTCACGGGAGTTCCGGCGTCAGCTGGGGTGAAGTACACAATGTTACCGAGCGCCCCGGCGTTTTGGAAAACACCCAAAACTGTTACACCCGTAACCGGAACAACTGAGGACAGGCTGACAGTGGCAGGAGTTGTTTGTGAAGAAATGGCACGGAACGGAGCTGAAGTAGGGTTAGCTTGGATATACCACAGCTTGTTACTGGTAAGATCCTGCCGGAACTTATAAGCGCCCGCTGCGTTGGTGGAAATAAGCATACTGCCTATATAGCGATTAGAGTTATCCCCTGTCATTGCCCAGGCGGTGTTGTAATATTTCACAGGCACTGTAAGTGATTGAACAATGGCGCCCGCCGCATTGATATACAGGTGTATGAAAGTGTTGATAACGGGAACTGTGATAGGCGCTATAGTTCCGCCAGCGTAACTGACCCTCTTACCAATAGATGGGATATAGGCACTACCAGCCCTGACGCTAATACTTGTGCCACTATTCCATACCAATTGAAGCCCTTCAATGAACCCTTGCGGCACCAGGTTCAAGTTGTTGGCTAGCAGTGCGTCTGTTTCAGATTTCAAGTAACGCTGGGCAAACAGGGCATCCTCTTGGGCGATTGTATAGTGGTTTACCACCGAGAAAGCGCCAAACGTAGTAATCGTCAGCTGCTCTCCTAGCGCTGCGCCCTCTGTCAGCACCAAAGACGATCCACTCGTAGCGAGGTAATCCGCGGTAATCTCAAGATCAACGCCGTTAAGCGTTACGATAAGTGGAATGCCTGGAACGTAAGACAGCGTCTTGCCATTGGCATCCGCGCCGGTGAAAGTGGTTTGACCCGCAGTAGCGAAGTAGGTGTAGCGAACAATCGTAGTGTTGTTCGATTGCACCATGTCATAGAGCACCTTGCCCTGCTTGGCGGATAGAGGTTTATCTACCGCAGTGCTGGCCAGATTATCGACGATATCAGCGATCGCTACCTTTAGCGCCAGGGCGGTAGCCTGCGGTGTACTCACAGGCTTGGCCGCATCTGGGGTGTTGTCGATCTGGTCAATACCGAGCTGAGCTTTGGTAACCGCGCCCTTGAACCCGGCTACCGAGCTGACGCTCTCGGTGTTGTCGATCTTGTAAAAGGTGTCTTGTGGCTTGGTGTACACCAGCGTGTCGCCAATACCGTATTCCTCGCCGCCGACGGTGCCACCAACAGTGACTTTCCAGAAGGCTGAGAAAGCGGGCTTGGCTGGGTAAGCGCCCCCGGACAAGTCGATGTAGCCTTTGTCGATAACCGATCCGGTAACAGTTGCTGCAGCAGCCACCGCCTCATCACGCGCCGCTGTAGTTACGGCCTTGTCATTGGCAACCTGAATACGGTCAGCTGATGTCGCTATAGCGTCATTGTTGGCATTGGTCTCCGACTGGGCAGCGGCATTCTTGCTGTCCAGCGCATCAGACGCCGAGAGTGAGGCCTCGTTTGCCTTGGTGATGGCGATATCCGCCTTGTCCGAGGCAATGGTAGCTTTACTGATTGCTACCGCCTCAGAAGAGGCTGCGGATACCTGGCTGTTATGTGCGGCGAGCGCAGAGGCTGCCGCGGCCTCTTCACTGTCTTGCGCTGCTGCCTGAGACGCTGCGGCTTGGGCAGCCTTCGTCGAGGCAACCGATTCGGAGCTGGCAGCCGCGTTCTTGCTGCTCAATGCTGATGCGGCGGACTGCGCCACACCGGCCTCGCTAGCCTTGGCGTTGTCTTCAGAAATCTTGGCAGCGGCCTCAGACGCTTCCGCGGCATCGCGCGCGGCCTTAGCCTCTGCGGCGTTCTGCGCAGATGCTGCAACGTCGCCTTCGATGTTGCCGATGCTCAAGGTGATCTTGTGCAGGCGGTCTGCGGCCAACTTCGTGTAGCCCTGAATAGGTACCACGAAAAAATCAGGGCTGTTCGAAATAGAAGGGCCGAGGTAGGCCGGTTTGATGGCCAGGGTCTTCTCGTTGGTGTAGTTCACGACTTCGTAGATACGCCCATCAGGGCCTACGAACATGTCCGCAGACCGGCTGTTGGAAACGAAATCAGTGCCGACGCCGATGACGGTTACCGAGCCTTGCACGAGCGATACTGTGCCTTCGTTGTACCACATGGCTTATTCCTTTGAGTCAGTGGTGATAGGCCCCCAGATCGGGCCATTGCTGCAGTGGTACAGACGGTAAGGCTGGTAGCGCAGATCCATGCCAGGCACGTTCATCGGCACCGGGCCGGCGTATGAGGTAGTGGAAAAGCTGTTGGCCACGGCTTTGCGTGTGGTCTTCTCGGTGGCTTGGCAGTGGTTGGCGTCCGAGTAGTCCTTCCAGTTCGAGGCACATCCTGTGAGCGCCAGTGCAGCCAGTACAACGAGAAGTCCTTTCATCACTCTTCCTCGGCCGGCTTCGGGAACTTGTCCTTGATGGCCTTGATCTCTGAGTAGAACGGCTCAAGCTTTGGGGCTTCGCCGTTGTTCATTCCATGCCAGAGCATGTCCAGCTGCTCGGTGACGGAAGGATACGCTTTTTCGCGTCGTTCGTCGTAGTTACATTTGTGCTCAAGTTTCATGGTGGTAGACCCGTGTTTCCTGAAATGGGAACAGGGTGATCACGATAGTGAACAGCCCGGTATGGCCGAAAGACAGCTCAATGTCGGTGCCGTCGGCGATGTACGTGCGATCTTCGATTGAGATATTCGATCCTTTTGCTACCCCTCGCAGAACCCCGTTTTCAAGCTCGATAGGCTGCACAGGCCTGTCGACTACCTTGCCATCGACCACATAATGGAAATTGGCGTTGACCAAAGCGGTGTTGCCGAGATAAAGCCATCCGGGGTATCTCTCCTCATAGTCGGCAAGAGGGTAAGTAACGACTGCCCCGATCTCGCCAGTTTCTTTGTTGTAGCTGACACAAATCATCGTTTGGTCTCCATGATGGTCATCGAGCGGTTGGACACAGCCATCCCGTAGTTGGTGGCGTCGTTAACTAACGGCGGGCGCATCTGGAACTGGACTGTAACTGGCCCTCCAAGCGCAACAACAAAACTGGTAGAGAAGCTGTCCCGATATTGGTCTTCCTGTGTGTTCTGACCGACAGTGCCGGCTATATAAACACCTCCGTTAAGCAGCACCCTCCAGCCAATCTCACCCCTTTTTGCGGCATATTGGCAGGTGATGGTTACCGTAACCTCATAACCAGATGCGTTCCACGACACGACCGACAGGTCGTAGTAAGTCCCCGACAAGCTACCACCAACCTGAACAGTCCCTACATCGTAATAGCCCAGCGGCAGCGTAACGGCGCGACCGGCGATCTTCAATGTCTCCACCGACAAATCACGGATCTTGGCGGTAGTCACAGCCAGGTTCTGGATCTTCGCCTCATCCACCGCGAGGTTCTGGATCTTGGCGTTGGTGATCGCCGCATCCGTGATTTTTGCAGTGCCGATCGAAGCATCCTTGATCATGGCGTTGGTGATGAAGGTGCTGTTGCCCTCGACAAAGAACGGAAGCGTGACAATGCCGCTGGCGGTGCTTAGCAGTGCGAACCGGTCGGCCTGGAAGATGATCTGGCTCTGGGTGATCCCGCCGTTGGTGGTGATGTTGATGCCCATACCCGCAGCGTAAGTGCGGCCATCCACGGTGGTCTGTAGCTTGATCGCGTACAGCGCCTCAAGGCCGGTCTTCAGGCTGGCTTGGGCATTCTGCACCACTTGGATCGAGGCGGTGTTGGAACCGACCCCCGCCTGCAGCGTACTGATGCTGCTGGCAAAGGCTGCGTCCTGCGTGGCCAAGCCGTTAAGGGTCAGCTGCACGACCGCCTTGTTGTTGTTATATTCGGTGGTCAGCGTCTGCCGTGCCGTAGCCTCCGCCTGGTCAGCGTTCGCCCGCGCGGTTTGCTCTTCCTGAATGGCCGCGTGGATTTCCTGATTGTCCTCGTTGAACTGAGCTTCCATCTCGATGATGCGCTGAGACAGCGCCTCATCCGCCGTAGCCATGGTCTGCTCAAGGATGGTCAGCGAGGCATTGATGTTCTCGGTTAATTCGGCGCCCATGTCAGTGATGCGCTGGGCCAAGGCCAGATCTTCTTCCGCCAGCACCTTGATGCGCTGGTTGAAGAACGCTTTGCTCTCGTAGGCATCCATCGCAGAGTCGAGGTCACCCTCCGCGTCATCATCACGCCAGGCAGCCTGCAGGCTGGTCAACTGGGACGCCGTGTAGGTCAGCTTGTCATCGACCTTGATGATGTCGGTGGTGTTCTGCTGCACCTGCACGATCAGGCCGTTGGCGTCCTCGAGGATCTCGCCTACCGACTTCCAGTAGAGCGGGTTTGGAGGGGCGTTGCTGCCGTCGGCGGCAGCCGGAACCTCGGCGATGGATTGGTACAGCACGCTGCCTTCTCGCACTACCGCGTTTTTGACATAGTCCTTGTCCTTGTCGTAGGCCAGCGCGTCCTGCAGGTTGTCGATCTGCTCCTGCAGGTCAGCCACGGCTTCGTTTACCACGGCCGTTGCAGTGTCGGTAGCGATCGGCACGATGATGTTGTTCAGCTCCTCATAGAGGTCACCGTTCAGGATGTCGTCCTTCACTGCCTCAAGGATGTCATCGAAGTCCATCAGGGTGGTGCCCTGAGTCGCATACCAGGCTGACTTGCCGTACTGGTTGGTGCCGCGGACATAGTAGAAATACGTCCGTCCGGCGCGTAGCGGCGTATCGACCAGGTACTGGCCGATCGGCAACTTGATGGCGTTGCTCTCGATCATGTCCTGTGACAGGGGCACATCGCTGCGCCAGAATTCCCACAGAGCGTCAGGGTACGCACTGGAGGGTGTCAGTGTGATCGAGAACGTGCCTTCGGTAACCAGGATCGAATCAGGAGGAACAGGCATCAGCAGCATCGCGATCTGCACAGTTCTCGACACCCACGGCCCCGGGATCCCCGATGCCAGAGAGCGCACGCGAATAGTCCACTCTCCGCCCATGGCGTCTTTCAAATCGAAAGAGGTGCCAGAACCGACGTAGGCCGTGCGGAACCCTCCGTCATTTGGTGCCATGACATCGAGGATGTACTCGTTCACACGGACGTCTTTCGGTGGCGTCCAGCTGATGATCAGCCCTTGGTGACGGGTAGCCCCTGCAAAGTACGTGTAGGCCTGGAAGGACAGATCCAGTGGCGGCGCGATCGGCCCCGTTGGAAGGGCGCTGGTAGGGCGATCAGGCAGAACCAGATCCAGCTCGACAATGTCGTACTTGCGCGGGTCGTACTCGGTGGCGGTGATGCTGTAGTAGGAACCGCTGTCGTCCTCAGTAACGCTGACAATACGGAACTGCGGCAGCTCCAGCGCCGTGGCGCTTAGCGCCCACATGGCGCCCGGAATGGGGGTGTCGGGCAAGGTCAGGCTGAGAATCACCTGATTGCCGTTGAACGAGCTGACAGGTATCCGCGGGATGGTTCCATCCGGCATCTGGACGCTGAGGTACCAGTTCTGGGTGATAGCCAGAATATCGGGGCCTGGAGTCGCATCGAGCTGAAGGATTTTGTTGCCAGGCAGCGTGACCCGGCCAACCATCCTTGCCCCCTGATGGTAGGGGTCGCCGATCTCCACGATGTCGCCGGGGCGGACATCCGCGTGGTCAAGCGTAGCCTTGTAGTTGACCGTCTGGGTCTCTTGGCGCTCGGAGTAGAGGATCCACTTGCACAGCCTGCGTGCCTGGCCGCGAGAGTTGCAAGCCACCGCAGTGACCCGGGTCTCCTTCCAGCCATACATCTCGATGCTGAGCGGGTCTTCGTAAACTTCCGGGATTGCCCGGCCTTCATCATCCGGGTCGTTCCACATTGCCACAGCCACTGAGTGACGCTCGCGCAGGCTGGTGCCGGTGTATTCGAAGTCACCGTCGACGACGTTGGCAGGGCCGACAATCTTCACAGGGGTGGTAGGCATGTCAGCCACCGCCACCATCGTGTTGGTTCCCCAGTAGGCCATGCCGCGGAAGCAGCTGGCGAAAGTGTTCAGCGCAACAATGGCGTCTTCCTGCTCAGCGAACACGGTGTTGCAGGTGAATCGCGGCTCCATGCCGCCGTAGCCGTCCGGCACAAGCTGGTCGCAGTATTGGCCGATGCGGTAGATCATCCACTTATCAACGTCGCCAAGGCCCGCTCCGATCACCGGATGCGTGGCGAGGTCGTAGTAGCACCACGCCGGGTTGTCTGACCAAGCCTGCTTGAACGTACCATCCCAGATGCCGGTGTATACCCGGGTCAAGGGGTCATAGTTGCTTGGCACGCTGATGATCGACAGCTTCATGTCATAGCTGCGCTCAGGGATCGACGACCCAAACAGCTTGGAGTCGATCTCGATCCCCACCATGGCCATGTTCGGATAGCTGAGACGCTTGTCGATCACTTCAGTCAGCAGCGTCCAGGTGATCTTGTCCTGCTTGTTGTTGACAGTGCTCTCAGGTGCGTAGCGGCGCACCCGGATATCAAACGGGCCGTCGCCATATAGGGGGACGCGGTAGGTGACCGGGAATGGCGAGGTAGTTTTACCCGCGATCTCCTCAGCAGCCATGGTGTTCCATGCACCGCCGTTGGTTCTGACGTCGATCGCAACGCCGACCCTGTAGCCGACGGTGTCACCATTGGTCTGCTGCTCCCACAGCGCGGCGACCTGAATGGTCACCAGGGCAGCGTCCGCGTTATTGTTGCTGACCGAGCGAATAACGGGGGTGGCGAACAGCACCTCGGAGTTGATCTCGAAAGTGGTTTCTACCGCGGGGAATCCTTCAATCGGCGTCTGCCATGGGTAGCCTTCCCGTGTGGTCAGCTTGCAGCCGGAGAAGTTGTACGACCCGTCAGCGTTCATCACCGGGGTCTTGTCCAGATACACGGACTTCAGGCCGTCCACCAGGCCGTAGACCGGCCCGTAGGCAATCAGGTCAAGGATACGGCCCTTGATCACGCTCTGCAGCGTGTTGGGGGCCTCCACCGGGGTGTGGGCCTGCCCGGTGTCCCCGCCACCGCCGCCAGCGCCTTTGATCAGCTCTGGTTGCGGGTAAGCCAAAGACTCCGAAGGCCACTTTTGGTGCGGAGATTCCCAGCTGATTTTCTGTTGAGCCGTCAAAGGATACGCTCCGCGTATAGTCCTGCGCTGATCACGATGCTGCCGGTGCGGATGCGGCCATAGCCGCGCGGCACGGCCACCCCTTGAGTGGATTGATTTCGTGGCCCTTGGAAGAGGAACGACGCTTTGCTGTCAGCCGTGGAGTTAGAAGTGTCGCTGACGCCAGGCACCTTCATGGTCATCTGGATAAGGCCGCCCACGATAAGACCTGCGCCTGCCGCGTACATCGCAAGAGAGGCACCACCGGTGAACGGCGCAGCCACAATAGCCACGATCCCCAGGATGATCGAGAACATGCCTCCGTTGCCACCGCCCGCGCCGCGGATAGCCGGCATCAGGTGGATTTCGTCAACATCGCCGAGGGCTAGATCGATGCTTTCTTCATCGTCGTCAGCTTCATTCTCGAGAGGGCCGCGGAACATGAACCACTCCCCGTCCCTGACCATGCTGCGGAAACCCTCAATCTGCACAGCAAGCGCGTGTAGGGCTTCGCGAGGGGTCTTGATATCCAGCTCGAACTTGTCGCCGAACTGCGCCGCCGATCCATGGAGGTAAATGGTTTTCATGCTCGATCCTTGTGCCTTACCCACATTGAAATCATGCTGATGTAACGGTAGATGGGTTCGATCACAGCCTTGCGCTGGCTGACCGGGGCGCCGCTGCCCGGGTGGTGGATGGTGAGGCCGTCTTCCAGAAGGATTCCGCAATGGGTGATCGCTCCGGTGCGCACACCGATGCTGGCCAGCCAGATATCGCCGGGCTTCGGCTCATCTCGGACACGGCTGAACCCTGTTTGCTCGAGACCGTCAGGCATGAACGTCTCGTTGGTCTCCCACCATTTCCACTCGCGCGGCATCTCCGGCAGCTGGATATCGAACTTCTGGTCGTAGTAGTCACGCACCAGCGCGTAACAATCGGTAACCCCGTGGCAGAACGTGCGATTGAGCAGATCCTCGGTGTTGCCTTCGCCGCGCCCGCCCCACCAGGTGATGCCTGTCGAGTTGACGCCGTCACAGGCCAGAAGCCCCCACGGCACTGCCGTGTTGATCTGGTACTGCATGTCCATTTCACTGGGGTACTCATTGCCGTTGGTGTGGCTATGCACGACGGCAAGAAGCCCTTCTTTTCGGGCTTTCTTGATCTCGCTTTGGGAGATGTCGAAGAAATTCTCCGGGTCTTCCGCGTTGTTAGGAACTCGGCGACACCCGGCCTTGGTGATGAGCCAAGCCCCTTCTTCTGGGTAGGCTTCCAATGCCTCAGCGCGGATCTGTTCGAGATGTTCTGGATAGAACTGAAGCATGCTGAATCTCCCTGATTGCGCTAGCTTATCCGCCCGACACCGGGGAAGGCAAATATTGGTAGCACAGCGCCAACACCGAAATGTTTTTCACAGTCGCTCAGTCGCTTACCGCACTTTGCTTTAGTTGGGTCTGAAGTCGGATCGCCATTTGGTTCGAACATCGCTGCGCCAGCGTATGGGCAGGTCACACCGTCATAGTTCCAGCGGCCATTGGCCCAGTAGCGGAACCGGTTGAGGCAGGTATCGCGGATTACTTGTCGAGCAGGAATCTTCCTGCCCTGTTGGTCGATAGGCGTGGACAGTTCAAACGACAGCTGCTTCCTGACCTGTTTGGTCTTTTTCTCAATGACGAAATGGTCGATCGGGAAAGTCGCAGAAGGGTTTGGGCTGTCGCCGTCGTCGAGGTATTTTCGGTAGGTTCGGATGCGGCGCACAGGGCAGCCGATAAGGTCATCGCCGTTTACGATCAGGCTGAGGAATACCAGATCCTGCGCAGCCAGGCTGATCGAAGGTCGCGGCGCCGTCCCGGTGCCATTCCATGTAAAGCCGGATGCTGTGATGGGCAGCCTGCGATAGATGTTGCCCCCGAACTGCACATCCCAGTTACTCCCATCTACCACTGGGGTGAAGCGCAGCACTGTGTCGCCGTAGGCCCGTGCGTCGATCTCGAAGAGAACGATTTTGGGTTCCTTTACCAGCCGCTGGGCGTCCGTTGCAATCATTTCCATGAGTCAGTCCTTAACCCGGGTTGAAGTCTTGGCGGAAGGTGATCTCCAGCACTTCGTTGTTCCATGTGTCATAGGTCAGGCTGAGGGACTCGGGTATGACCTTGTAGGTCACGCCGGTGACCGGGTGTACCCAAGTCACACTCTCCTTGTTCAGTTTTGGCTTGAGGTAGTCGTAGGCCGCCTGGCCCACCCCCTTGTCCAGCGTTGAGTATTTGACAGGGAAAGTTTCGCGAATGGAGTTCAGCCCGACTGATTCCCTCGACTCGTATCCGTCCCCCAGCTTTTGGACGTCGACGTTGGCCTCCGGTGACTGGGCAAAGCCCCAGTCCGGTGCCGGAAAATTTGGCTGACTTGGCGGTGGAAATGTCCCTGCCATAAAAATTATTCCCTTGATCTGATCCAGTTATCCAGCAGCCCTTGAGGCCTGATCTGCTCTTGCATTACTTGGATGACTACGGTTTTCACCGTATCCGCAACCTCTCGGCTGGCCTTGCTGGAATCGCCTGCACCGCCATCCATTCCTACGGAAATTACCGGGGCCAAGGTGATCTGGTAGACGTTCCCGCCGCTGCCTGCCTGATTGATCTTCGAGGCGCTGTTCCCTCGGCCTGTAACGTGCGCTGGGCCGGTTACCAGCTCAGGGCCATATTCGCCGACGATCCCGGTTCGGTTATACGGGATATAGCCTCCGGTGTCATACATCGTGGTGCCGCTACCGCTGCTGGACTTGCCACCGCTGGCAACTTCACCAATGGCCAGAGCAGCCACCAAACCGGCGTTGGCATAACCGGTGGCGCGGATGAAGGTAGCCAGAGGGATACCAACAACCATCGGGTTACCCGACAGCGCCATGGCCTGCGCAGCGGCCAGCTCGGTGTACATGATGATCTGGGCGATCGCGATCGCCTTCTGTGCGATGAACGCGGCCTTCTGGCCGGCTGTGGCATCCTCTGCCGCGCTGGCGAACGTGCCGAGGATGTTGGACAGCGAGCCCATGGCCGACATCATCGCCATGGTCGCCATCTGCTCGGTGTACTTGGCCTGGCTTGCTGCTACAGCCGCCTGCTGCTCACCCGCGGTACGCTCGATAGCCGACTTCTGATCCTGATAGGTCTGCTCGATGCGCAACATCTCAGTGGAGTGAGCCTCGGCCGCCAGCTTCTTGGCGTTGAGCTGCTCCATCTGCATGTCGCGTTCGCGCTGGTTGGCAGCCTGCTGAATTTCAAGGCTGGTCTCCAGCTCTTTCTGGCGCTTGTCGAACTCACCCAGACCCTTGGCCCGCTCAACCTCAGTGGATACCCAGTCGGTAAACGGCGAGCTTGAGGCATCACCAACCTGCAGGTTCGCTTCAGGCAGCCCAGAAGTGGCCTGATCCAGCTGTTTACTGCGGATCTGGCCGTAGATCCGGTTGAATTCTTCAAGGCTGACCTTGCCGTCATTCAGGCCTTTTTGCAGGACAGCCAGATCGTTGGCAGCGGCGCCGAATGGCGAGTTGGCGTAGGAGTCTCGCAGTTTCTCCAGCGCCGTCGCCTCTTTGTCCAGCGCGAGGATGGCCTTGTAGTGAGTCAGGTTCAGCTCGCCAAGTGCCTTGTTCTCCTGATCCATGGTGATGGTGCCGGCCGCGCGCAGCCGCTGCATGGCTTCGGTGCCCTTCTGCAGTTCAAGCTGGGCATAGCTGGCCTCATCGAATTTTTTGGCCAGCGCGGTGTAGGTGCGCAGGTCTTCGGAAGCTTGGCGGTCATCCTTGCGGCCAGCCTTGTCGCTGGCTTTGGTGCTCTTCGATTCCAGCCCTTTGATCTGCCCAAGAACCTTGGCCTGATCCTTGTACAGCTCCGTGACGGCTTTGACGTCCATGGCCTTGCCGTCGCCGGGGTTCTCCGCCGCTTTGATCTTCGCGGCGATGTCCGCAGCCTGCTTCTGGTACGCCGCCATGTTCTCCGTATCGCTGCGGGTTACCGCGGCCGCTGCTTGGCGCGCCTCGACGAGTTTGTTTTCTTCGTCGGTGACCTTCTCCTGGATTTTGGCTCGGTCGGCTTCCAGTTTGGCGATGGTTCTTACCGACACCTCAGCAAGCTGCAGACCAGGGCGCATGTCCGTATTGCCTGCGGCGATCGCATCCTTGTCCTGCTGAATGAGCTTGGCCTGCGCAGCCTTGGCCTCGGTGATCTTGTTCTCGACGTCGAGCAACTGTTGGGCATTCGAGGTGACGTCTTTGTAGACCTTGGCGTCGGCCGCTTTTTTGGCGTCATCTTCCAGGCTGCTGATCGTCTCGGAGAATGGGCGGACGTTGCTCTGGGTGCGCAGCAGCTGGCCGGTGCCGAGTTCGACCTGCCGTTGTGCCAGCGCTTTTTCCTGCGTCAGCCTGCCGACGTTTTGCGCCAGCGCGAGGTTGCTGAACCCGATGCCGCTGCGGCTCTGGCTCTGCTCGAGTTTCGCCTGAGCGAGGGTCAGATCATTGGTCAGGCCGATCAGTTTCTCGATCCGCCGCGCTTGGTAATCAGCCTCGGTCGAGTAGTCGTTTGTGGTGGTGCCGAGCTTGGACAGCGACTCTTCGGAATCTTTGACCTTTTGGTCGTAGGTGCCTACCAGGCCGCGCAGACTTTCAAGACGCTTTTCAAGAGGCGCTAGGTTCTCCTCGGAGACGCCAGCACCGCGCGCGTTGTTGATCAGGTTGACCTGCTTGGCGATCTGCGAGGAAAGGTCAGTAGACCCCTGCTTATCAGCCTTGATCTGCTCTTTCAGGGCCGCACGCTGGCGCGCCAGCCCAGTCTCTTCAATCGACTGTTTCAGCTTGTCATAGCTGCTCTTGACGTCGTCCACCGAATCCCGGTGCTTCAACACTTCGTCATCTGTGTTGGTGCTGAACACCTCCCAGATCGCAGAGCCGATGCCGTAGATCAGGCCTACCCAGCCCAGCGCGCGCATCACCAAGCCTGCAGCGGCGGCGAACCGAGCCAACCCTGCTGCTGCTGTAGCCGAGGCCGCAGTCACTCCCCCCATTATGCCGACCGAGCGGCCGATCGTGGCGTTGAGCATCTCGGTGTTGGTGCGCGCCACGCTCGTGGCCATGCCCATGATCTGGTAATTCGCCGAGGTGCTTTTTAGGCGATCCGAGACCAGCGTCAGCCGTTCTGCCGCACCCTTGGCGTCAGCAGAGAAAGCCGCGAAGACACTGCCGCTGGCAAACTTGTAGGCCACGATGCCAGCTACGACACGGGCAAACGCTTCAGCCGTGGTTTGCGCCTGCACCAACAGACGATCCAGGCCGGTGATGTCGGTTCCTTCCTTGTACGGCTCCATCATGTCCAGCACGTACTTGGACATCTGCGCGGTAGCCAGGCGCAGCTTCCCATCCAGAGAGCTGAACGCCTGCAGCTGGACTTCCTCAAGGCTGGACAGCATCTCTTTCCAGTCGAACTTGAGGTTGTCCGAGATGATCTTTTCCATCCGGTCGCCGGCGCCGGCCACGTTCTGGTTCTGCTCGGCAAACTGGTTGTACTGGCTCGCGTTGTCCACCAGACCAGTTACCGCGGAGGAAGCGTACACGCCAACCAGGTTGGTGATCGCAGCCAGCCGCTCAGGCCCGGGCAGATCTTTGAAGGCGTTGCTCATCTGATTGATGATGTTGGTCAGCGAGCGGGTGTTGCCCTCCGCGTCGAGGATGTCGAGGCCGTATTTCTGGATGACCTCGGCACCCTTCTTGGTAGGGTTCAGCAAGCTGGTGAACATGCGGCGCAGCGCCGAGCCGGAGCGCGAACCCTTGATGCCCGAGTTCGCCATCGTCTCGATGGCCGCCGTGGTGTCCTGAATAGAGAAGCCTGCGGTCTTCGCCGCCGGGCCTGCGTAGCTCAGCGAGTTGGCCAGCTGCTCGATGTCGGCGTTGGAGTTGTTGACCGCGGTCGCCATCAGGTCGACAACGCTCTGCAGCTCCTTGGCCTGCATGCCGAAGGTCATGAGGACGTTGGTCGAGATATCGGCCGAACGCGCCATCGACACGTTCGCAAGGTTGGCCAGCTGCAGGGAAGGCTTGAGTGCAACCAGTGCCTGGTTGGCGGAAAGGCCCGCCATACCCAGTTGCTGGAGACCATCGCCAACTTCAGAGGCGGTGAACACGGTGGTCTGGCCCAGTGCCCTGACCTGCATCTCCAGCGCCTTGGACTGCATCGCCGCGTTGGTCAGCCAGGTAGCGCTGCTGTCACCCGTGGACATCACCGCGCGGGTGCGGGCCATGGTCGCGTAGAACTCGGCGCCGGTAACCACTGTGTCGCGCATCGCCGCGGCAATCCCGTAGGTCGCAGTGGCGGCAATGACGGTGGCGCTGGTGTACATCCCTACACTGGCGTGCAGCCCGGTGAGGCCGGCGCGCAGCATCGCCGCCGACTGGCTGCCGAGTTCCTGAGACAAGTTGACCCGCGACTGCGCAGCGCCAAAGCCCAGCAGGCTGGTGGTGGACATGCCGAGAAGCTTGTTGTGGCGTTCCTGCTCCGAGATCTGGGTCTTGAGCGCAGCCACTCGCGCGCCGTGCGCCGTAGAAGACAGCTGCGCCTGCGCCTGCAGTCTGACCAGCTGAGCCTCTTCGCGCTTCAGCGCCGCTGTCATCTCATCGACGACTTTCTTCTCGGTCGTGGCTTCAGTGATCGCGCGTTTGCGCGCCGAGATCTGCGCCTGAACTTTGGCGATCTCTTCCTGCCGACCGCCACTCAGGCTGCTCAGTGTCTGCTGCAGCTTCTTGAGCTGCAGATCCTCACGCGCGACCTCGGTGATCTCGGCCTTTCTGGCGGCGATCAGCTGCTGGACTTTGGTGATCTCTTCCTGCTGGCCGCCGGTGAGCCCGGCAAGCGTCTTCTGCAGCTGGCGCAGCTGGGTATCTAGCTTGAACTCTTCGGTGATCTGGCTTCGCCGGTGGGCGATGTACGCCTCGGTCATGACGTTGGCTTTGCCCTGCTCACTCGACATGCTGGCGAGGGTCAGCACCAGCTTGTCACCGGTGACGCGCAGGCGCTGATCTACGGTGGCCAGATTCTGCTTGTGGGCAAGGTTCACCTTGAGGTTGGCGTTGGTCTTGCCGACCTCACTATCCGTCGCTGCGATCGCAGCACGCAGGTAGCCGTTCTCCGCCGTCAGCTTGTTGGTCAGCTGCAGGGTTTTCTGTTGCCAGGCGGTGTAGGTGTTTTTGGTGGCGGTGTCGTTGAGCAGCCTGCCCAGCTCCGCCAGCTCTCCGTTGTAGGCCTTGGCCTGCACGGTGGCTTTGAGGTTGTTCGCGGCCAGCCCGGACATCATCAGGTTGACGTTGTCGCGAACCACCTGCATGGTTTTGCCAAGCTTCTCGGCGTCGGCCCCGGCGTCCACCAGGATCTTCTCGAGCTTGTCGTACTCGGCATTCATCGTCGACAACAGCTTGGTCGATGCTGAAGTGGACTTCCCGGACTTGGCTTCGAGGTTGTCGAGAGCCTTGCCCATGTTCGCCAGACGTAGCTGAAACTGTGCCAGCTGGCTCAGCGATTCCGAGAAGTCCACTTCAAACTGAGCCATTTATTTCTTCCTTGAGCGGGGCTTCGGCTTCGTTTCTTCCAAGGCTTTTCGTTGGGCCTCGGACTTGGTGAACTGATCATACAGGATGGCGTTGTCTGTTTCCTCCATTGTCAAGTAAAACAGATCCATCTGTGATGGGTGCAGCCTCAATACACGCTCGGCGAAGTCGGCCATTTCCTGATAATTCAGCGGCTGCATTCCGTGCTCGCCAAACTGCCGCCTGCGGTGCAGGCGGAAGAAGGACTCTGGCAGCCACCGGTGCATGGGGAGGGGTTCCTTGTATTCAGCGAGCTTCGGGTGTGGCTTACCGAATCGCTTTTCCAGCGCCTTGAACGCGCGGATACCCTTCTCCCCGTACTGAATCAGGAAACGGCAGAATCCTTTACTGTCGATGCCACTTCATGATTGGTGGCAGCCAGGTAGTAGTAGTGGTTGTTGCTGTAGTTTTCCAGCCAGGCAGCCAGCTCGGCATACATGGGGTTCAGCAGCAGCTTCACGCCTATCTCTGGGGTGTACTTGATCTCGCCGCTACCCTTCTCACCGACGTTGCGCCAGTCGAGGAGGACGTGCTCGCAGAACGCGATGGTGTAGATCTCCTGCAGCTTGGCCACCGCTTCAGGGGTCGCCAGACCTTTTTCATCTTTGGTTTCGATGACGTCTTTGTTCGAGGTGAACAGCTCGCCGAGCCGTGCCTGGTGCCCAGGGCCTTTTCGAGCGAGCAGGAATTCGCCGCCCAGGTAATTGGCCCAGACGCCGCCGGAAGCCAGTTTTGGGTCAACTGCGATAGAAGAGAGAATGAGCATTTGGGTCGTCCTTGGAGGAATGTTCGGTAACTAGCGGCGTTACTCTATCAAGAGCAACGCCGCAAGTCACGACCCAAGGTCTTACGGGGTAGGGACGTAGCTGATTGCCAGAACGCAAGGAACATCGACGTTGGTGCCGATGGTGACTTTGCCGGCTTCAGCCACCAGAGTCATCGAAGACTTGTAGTCCGCGTTCTCGCCTTCGGCGTTGTTGGTCGGCGCCTGTGCCATCAGATTCGGCATCTGGATGGTGAAGGTGCCTTCAGCCGTGGACACGGTGGCTTTCAGGCTTACCCGCTTGTTGGTCATGTGCGTATCAAGCACGGTCTGGTCGAAATAGTAGATCTCGCCAGAGAACTGCACGTTGACCTTGCCCACGCCGATACCGGCAGCGAACTCGTGGCCCAACCCCGACTGCTCGCGGACGTTGTTCTGGATCTGCAGCGAAGCATCGCTCCAGGTCACTTCCAGAAGATCGTCATCCGCGTTGCGGATCTCGATGTTGGCCAGGTTGTTCGAACTGTCGGCGATCTCGTAGTTGGCCGGCACTGCTTTGGCGTTGGCCACGGAACCGCCAAGACCGTCTACACCTGCGATCGCATTACCGTAATCGGCGTTGGCCGACATGGTGTTGCATTCCATGGTGATCAGCTCGCCGTCGCCGAACTGCAGGGTCGCGTCGTTGATCAGCGTACCGAAGTACCACTCGTGATCCAGACGGTCAGTCGATGCGGTGCCTTGGCGGACAGTCTTCTCGACCACCATGTACTGCTTCAGCTCACCGTCGGTGATGAACTTGCCCTGCAACGGGTCGGTGTTGTCGACGTCCTTCCAGGTGTTCATCATCGCGACCTGCAGCAGGTCGAGAATCCAGTTGGTCGCGCCGAATTCCACGGTGATCGCACCGTTGGCGCTGCCCTTGGTATTTTTCGAGCCGGAGGTACGGCGGTCGCCGCGAATCGCAGTCGAGCTTTTCGGCTCTTTCTGCATCGCGAAACCTTCGGTGGTGAATGGGAGCAGCTTCATCGGTACGCGGGTAGCGCCGACGAAGTCAGATTTGCTGTCCAAGTTGCTGAGGGCATACGCCACCGACACCGAGGAACTATCGTTGAAACTGCGAACTTGTGGCATAGCCGTCAACTCCTTTGGACGTAAATTTCGAACTCAATGTTGATCACCCCACCATAGGCGGTGAATCCATGCAACGGCACCGGATCGGTAGGGGTAAACGTTCGGAATCTGATTCCGTTGACCGTCTTGTCCTGAAACCAATCGGCTACAGCCTCCACCATGCGCCCGTACTTTACCTTGTCCCGAGGGGATTTGGTAAAAAGCGAGACATCAAGGCTGCCTGTCACCCTTCGTGGAGCCACCTGAGAGGGGCCAGCTCGCCGTGTGCGGCTGACGTCCAGCTCAAATAGCCAGAAGTCTTCGTTCTGCTCCAGCAGGACTCCTGCGTCGTTTACGCTGACGTCCAACCCTTCAACAAAGTCGTAGCCAAAGAGCATCTCCGGAGTGACCTTGGTGAGGATGTAGTCACGCACCCGGACGTCCAGGTCGGACAGCGAACTCAGCATAAAATCGCTCATCGGTAGCTCTTCCTTACCTGGCCTGCAGCCATCCTGTTTTCGAAGATCCTTCGCACCTCTTCGACAGCGGCGCGGCCGGCATCTTCGATGTTGGCATTGTGGCCGTACTCACTGCCCGGGTCGATCGCGTTGAAGAAGTAGAACACGGTCTCCGGACTGCGGCCCGCCACCAGTTTCTCTACAACTTCTCTCAGCTCCTTGTCCCGGACAAAGCGCTCGGCCAGCTTTGCGTTCTTCCCCGCATCCCTCCTTCGACCTACCGGTGGTACACCGGGCCGGGTCGATGTCTCACGCAGATCTCGCAGCTGGCCATAGCGCCGTGATGCGGGACGACTCCGCCCTTTTGCAGCCACTTGCCAGTGCACTGCGGCGTTCGACGAGTCGTGCTTTGTCACCTGCAGTGCCATCACCAACCCTGCCATCACTGCCTGGCGTATAGCCCGGCTGAACAGCGCACCGAGATCAACGCTGAGTTCGTTCGCCTGCTTGGCGAACTTGCCCATTACAGAACCCTCAAGGTGTACTGCCGCTCGCCCGATTGAGTAGAAACAGCTTTAACTTGCCGCTTCAGGCCATTGAGTTCCAGCCAGACGTCTTTACCCGTCAAGTCAATGCCAAAGGGCAAATGCTCACGCTCAAAATACACTGTCCGGTAGGTCTGGGTATCCGTGGCCCAAAGGGCAGCCTCGGTAGCGCGCTCCATCACTCCTGTGACGTTGTAGGACTGCTGGCCGCCCTCCCACTGGTGGGTGGTGTTGTTCATTACCCGCTTGCCGCCAACATGCAAAACGAAGTCGCTGCGGTAATCGCCCTCGTGGTCAATGCGCAGGGCAAAGAAGCCAGAGTCGGCGAAGGTATCGAGCACGCGGTACTGGACGTTGTGCATGGTTATGAAGTCCCACTCCTGCGGCTGGATGTTCAGCGGCAGGTAGGCGTTGTAGCGCTCGATCCGCAGATCGGTGGTTTCGACTTCATCGGTACTGCTGAGGAACTCGGTGTCCATGAAGCATTTTGCGAAGACCGTGTCGACTAGCCAGCCCGGGTTCTCCGGTGGGCCTTGCACGACCTTGCGAGTGATAGTGGCCAATCCTGAGCTGCCGCCGGGTAGATCCGTGACAAGCTGCAGAATGGTCAGGCCGAGGTATTCCTTGCCATGCCTGGCATCCTTCCGGGTGGTGCCGAGGATGTACACGTCCTTGGTGCCGGGGTGGCGGAAGGTCAGGCTTTCCGGAAACACCACGTTGCTGTCTGTGAACAGCATGCGGCGCCGGGTCGGCTTGTTGAAGTTGCTGAGGAAGCGATCGGTCAGATCAATGCGCCCGATGAATGCGCCAGGCACCCAGGTCTCCGTCAGCGGATCCCAGGCTTCCATCGGCTCATCGGCGTACTTGAGAGCGATCTTCTTCAGTTTCATCCTGTAGTCTCAGCGCGCGGGGTAGTGATCGGATCACGAGTTGGGATGACCCGCGAGAACACGGTAAACGGCATAGACGCTTCTGGAACCAATTGCAGATCCTCGAGCAAGTCAGTCAGGTGGCCGTCCGCCGTTTCCAGCAGACGATCTGACATCCAAAGCCAGCCGTCCTTGTCGCTGCGCTGCCCCTCGTTGGAGCCGTCGGTGTCCTTCTTGAGGATGAACACCTGAGCCATCCTGGCCACGACTCCAGCGCAGAAATACTTCGCCATAAGCTTGAGCTTGCGCTTACGGGCCGCCGTGAACTTTACCCCTGTTTCATCGGCGATACCTTCCCACTCACCGGGCAGAGCCTTGTCCAGCGCCGCGCCGAGGTCGTCTTCCAACCCCTGCGCTTCGAGCTTCTCAGCGTCGATGTCCGTGTCATCCACGGTCAGCACTGCTAGGATCTGCACGGTGGTGGTCAGGTCGAAGTAGGGCATTGGTGTTACTCCGAGATGATTTTCAGCAGCTTGGAGTTGACCTGGTTTTGCAGCCAGCCGTCATTCAGCAGGTGCTCTTCGCCTTTGCCCTTGATCCAGGTGCCGGTAGACGGCTGGCGCAGATCAGAGAAGGTCAGGCTTTCAACCAGAACCAGGGTTTTTTCCAGTGGGCGCTTGCCGGCCGCACGAGCAACTTCAGCTTCTTGAGCCAGGCGCTGACGCTCGGATTCAGCGCGCTTGTCCGACTCTTCTTTTTCAAGAGCCAAGCGGGCTTGTTCCTTTTCGTCGCGCTCGGTCTGAGCCTTTTCTTCTTCCAGTTTTTTGTCCGCTTCGATTCTGGCCAAGCGCTCTTCTTCGACGCGCGCGGCTTCGTCTTCACGGTTTTTCTGGTCGAGTTTTTCTTGTGCCAGGCGGTCTTCTTCCGCTTTGGCGTCGGCTACGCGCTGTGCTTCCAGCTCTTCAGCGGTAGGTTCTTTTTCGTTGTCGCCTTTTTTCAGTGCCATGATCGTCAATCTCCAGCTGCGTTCAAAGGGAAGAAAGGCCGCCGGAGCGGCCTTTCAGTTGATGCTTAAGCCGCTTCCAGGCTCAGCACCGACCAGGCTTCGTCGTGCAGACGAGTTGCCATTTCGCCATAGTCGACGCGGAAGCCAGTGGCTTTGCGCATCACGAAGTTTTCGATGGCGTCGTAAGCAGCCGAGATGTTCACGAAACGCTGGATTGCGTAGCGTGGGTCAAGGCCGACCAGCAGACCGGCGCCGAAAACGTCCGCTTTGACCGGGGTCACCAGCGGCTGGGTCAGACCCAGATTCATGCCGCCCCACGGAGTGCCGATCTTCGAGTTGTCGGTGCCGGTGTGCTTCGGCGCCAGGCCGTCGTCAACTGCCAGCGCCGAGTCGATGTCGGTGAAGACACGGGTGATGTTGGCGGTCGACTGGTTCTCGAACAGCCACTTGATGTAGGCCTTCTTGGTGATCACGCCGTCAGTGGTGATGGCAGAGTCGAAGTCGCCAGCTTTGAGGATCTGCAGTGCTTCCATACCCAGGTCAGCATCACCCAGAACCATGGACTTGAACTGCTCGCCGACACGGCGGATCTTGTCACCGCGCGACTGCGCTTCCATGACGATACGGACGATGTCGATGGTGGTTGCAGCCATCGCGTCGTTCGCAATCAGCAGACCGATCGAGTTGGTCGGGATTTTGTACGAACGCTGGCCAGTGGTGATGGAAACCATGGTTTCCGGTTCAGCCAGCTGAGCGATACGACCGCTACGGCTGCCTTCCGGCGCCGAAGTATCGATGATTGGCTGCTGAGCCATCTGGCCGTTGATGTTACGGCTGGTAGCAATGATGCCTTCCCAGATCGACAGGAAGTCCGAGCCGTCGTCGCGCAGGACGTTGGCGTTCATGGTTTCCAGGATCAGCTGAGGGTACAGCAGACGCGCACCGAGGGAGCCGTCGGAGCCGTCAGGACGGCGGAAACCTTCAGCCTGGGTCATACCCGCCAGTTGAGCCATGGTCAACGCCGGGCCGGTGCGGCTCTCGCCGTCCATCATGCCGGCGTTGGTCATCATCTGGTCAATCGGGTCACCCATGGTGACGTCGAAGTCAGCAGCGCGAGTACGAATGTACTGGCGCAGATCCATGCCTTGGGCCGCGGCTTGTTTGTACAGCTCGACGTCGGCCTCCAGGGTCTTCTGGACTTGCTGGCCGTTGACGTTCGCTACATATTTCAATTCGCATTTCATGCTATCGATTCCTTGATAAGAGGCTGAAATCTAAGGCGTTTAGCCTTAGATTCGTTCCAGGAGAACGTCGGTGCCGGCCGAGCCGTTACCGTACAGGCGGATGACCTGGTACTTGTACAGCTCCGGGGTGCCTTTCTTCACCTGGGCCAGGCCCTTGGTGCCGAGGGGCAGCTGAGCGCCAGCCACAACCTGATCCTTGACGACCAGCGGGGTCGCCACGCCGGCGGCCACGGTAGCACGAACACGCAGGCCGGAACCGCCGCGCTTAACACCGCCAACGATGAAGCCACCCGCAGTAGGGCCGCCGTCGATGTTGTCGATGAAGCCTTCCAGCTCATCGCCATCGGCGCAGAGCGAGTAGTTCGACACCGCGCCCATCTTCACGGCTTTGTTGATGTCCTTGTCGGTGTACAGCTGACCAGCAGCAGTGCCGAGTTTGGTGGTGATGACGTTCAGTCGCTCTGGGGACTGAGTCAATTCTGCGTATACGAAGTCGACCATGATGGCTTCCCCTTAGCGTTTCTGTTTGCTGGCGTTGAGTTGAGTGACCTTGCTGCGGAAGTCCGCGGACAACTCAGTTTTCGGTTCTTCCACAGGTTCTGCGGAAGACTGCCGATCCGTTTTGAACAGGCTGGCCATCTTGGTCTGCAGTTCGTTGAACTGCTCCAGGATTTCACCGGCGCTGGCCTTTTCAACCTGCGGGCTGCCAGTGGCCACCTGCAGTTTCTTGATCGCGTGCTGCGCCACCACCAGCAAACTGCCGGTCTGGTTCTTGGCTTCAGTCAGCGCGGTTTCAGCCTTGGCCAGGCGGTCGGTCAGGTCTTCAACCTTGCCTTCCAGCTTGCCGTTTTCTTTCAGAGCGTTGGACAGCGCCTTGGCGTCGAAGCCAGCAGTCTCTACTGGTTCGTCTTGCACGCCGGTGCCTTTTTCCTTGGCTTCTTTGGCCAGGCGCTCAGCTTCAGCGTCGTCCAGTTCCTTCTGCGCAGCAGCTTCCTTGTCGGCAGCCTCCTGCAGCACAGCCATGTCCTTTTCGTACTGCACCAACTCAGCTTTGGTGAGCACGTCTTTTGGAGCCGCGCCCGCTTCAATCTGAGCGAGTTTTGCTTCGGAGATCTTCATCTCGAATTTCCTTCTATCGCCAGTGGTTTGTGCGGACGCGCCGCGGTCGATCAGGTCGTTCAGAGTAGTAATCCTGTCGACCAGCCCATTTTTCACGGCTTTCGCTGCGAAAAAGGTTTTACCGTCAGCCCAGTCCTTGTAGTCGTCGAGACTCAGGGCGCGCTGAACGGAAATGTGGTTGAGGAAGAACGCATTGGTCTCCTTCAGGTTGTCCTGCAGGTACTTCTTGTCGGCTTCACTCAGCTCTTCATACGGGTTGCCAACCGCCTTGAACTCACCCTCCTTGAGGACGGTGAATTTGACGCCGAAGTTTTCTTCGGTGTTGGCGTAGGTGCGCACCACGGCGATCACGCCGATCGAGCCCACTTCAGCCATCTTGCTGGCAGTGACCTGGTTGGCGCTGGACATGATCCAGTAGCTAGCCGAGAACGATGCACTGTCGGTGTGCGCTCGGAAGTTCATCCCTTCGCCCTGCAGCCGATCCATGTACTCGGTCACGGTGTTCAGCCCGCTGACCGCGCCACCGCCGCTGTTGTGATCCAGCACGACGTCGGTGTAGCCGCCTTCCGAAAGGATCGCCAGAGCGTCGTTGATCGCCTCGTAGCTGGTGACCTCGCCCGGGAACCAGCGGTGGTAGCGGCGGTACGACGGCACCAGCGAACCATGAATTTTCAGTACCGGAGTTTCACCTACTTTTTCCAGAAGATACAAGCCCTTGCGGGTGATATCTACACCAAATACTGGGCAGATCTCTTCAGGATCATCGTCATACGGGTAGCTGGAGTAGGCCTCCTTGTCGAAGGTGTACTTCAGCTCGAAGCTGCTGAACTTGTTGAAGGCCTTCTCAGTGCCCAGCCAAATTTCAACGGTCATGCCAGGCCCCTTATTGATCTGCACCGCCGGTCTGAGCCGGGGTGTCTGGCGCCAGTGCCGCGCCGGTGGAAGATGTGCGATCGGTTGCGGTCGCGTCGGAGCCGCTCTTGGTATAGAACTGCGTGCCAGCCAGCAGCGCTTTAAGGCCTTGCGGGCGGATCCCGAGTTCCCAGCATGCGTGGGCCTCGTTGATCACACCCCAGCTCAGCAGTTCCAGCACGCGCTTCTGGCGGGTGCCAAGATAGGCTTCCAGCTCAATGTCTGGACGCAGGTTGATCGGGTTGAATTCGAACGCGACGTAGCCGTCAATCCCTTGGAGTCGGCAGGCGAGAGTCAGCGCCCGGGACATCACCTCTTCAGCCGGCGGGCGGGTGCCCTGCACGACCTGCAGGTAGATCAAGGTCTCGGCGTTCGACAGGCCTTGGCCGCCCGATGCGCGAAGCCCCGATACCGAGGCCGGGGTCTTCAGCGATGCGCCGAGCATGTTGCCGAGGGTGGTCAGCATCGAGCTGTAGTCGGCCTTGTTGCCGCCGGTGTCCTTCACGTCGTATACGACGCTGTCGTAGGTCACCACCGAATCTTCCGGCTCAAGACCTGCCAGCGCATCCATCACTTCCTGCCGCACCTGGTCGAACAACGCGCCCATTTTCTTCGGGTCGTTGCGGGTCTTCTCATCCGCCGCCTTGCTGATTTTTTCGCTGATGATGGTCGCGATCAGTCGGCTGTGCCCGGTGCGGTTCAGCGCCCGGTGCATGTCTTCGATGAATCCGTTGAAGTTGATGACCTGCGACAGGCCCGGGCGCAGCAAGCTGACCGAGTAGGCCTCGTCGGGATTGCGGTTGTGCTCGGCGACGAACACCGTCGGGATGTTCAGCTTGATGTCGCCGCCGTCCTGAGTTGGGTAGCGCCCTCCCTGGCCATCCGCCTCCCACTGCACCGTCCCGTACCCGATGGGCACCAGACGCTCCGCGCCGAACTCCTTGTCCAGCACCAGCTCAAGGCCACAACCCCCTGTTGTGACGACGTCCATTTGAATACTCGACAACAGCGATTGCATTCCTGGCTTGTCGTTGTAGCCCTTGCTGTAGTCATGCAGTGTCGAGAATCGATCCATGATCGTGTAGGCCACGCCCATGACTTCCGTGGACATCATGCCCGTGGCGTCATAGCCGGCAAGTCGGTAACCGGCACCCACGGAGATCGCCGCCATCGAGTTCGCCGCCGAGCTGAACATGCCGTCTTCACGGATGAGCAAGCGGATGATTTCGTTGACGTCGGTGCGGGAGCTGATGTTGTTGATCGCGTTCTGGTTGAACGTCTTCAACGTGTTCTGGATGGAGTCGCCCTTTTTCAGCTCGGAGCCGGGGCGTTTGGCGCGGGCGGCACCAGCGAGATTCCGGGTCGGCAAGATAACGTCGGCACCCGTCGCGGCGTACCTCGATCCTTTGCTTCCCGGTGTCTGCTTGGTAGCCATGCCGTATCGTCTTCCCTAGAGATGGCGCGAGTTTAGTTGGCCAATGGCCTGAATTACAAGGGTTCTTTGCACGGCCCTTGAGAATCTACTTTAAGGGCTGTGGGATAACCCGCTAAACAGCGGGTTATCTGCGTCTACCAGCAAACCCGAACATCCCGACAAGAATAGGGCTTGGCTCGACATGCTCAGTCTTTTCCTTCACCGCGCTGCCCATCCGCACCGCAGCAGTGCCTGGCAGCACGCCGACCACGCTGTGATCCTCGAACTGCTCGCAGGCGATCGCCGCGATGTTCGCGTAGTTCAGCGCGTGCACCCAGTGATCCTGCTTGTCGGTCTTGATGAATTTCTCGGTGATGTTGCCGTCAATCCCGCGCTCGCGCACTTTCTTGGTGGTCTCCAGGTGCTTGAACAGCTCGATCTTCAAGTCATCCCGGTGCGGGTAGTGGCATTCCCCGGAGTTGTGCTGGTTCAGCAGCAGGGTCAGGGTCTTCGTCCGGTCAGCGTTGATCACCTCGCCCTCGGTCTTCTCGACGATGGGCAGGAAGCCTTGCAGGTTGCTGACGTAGACCACGGCCTGAATGCCGCTGCGCGCCATCACCAGCATGTTCACCAGCGTGATGTCGGGGCCGGCGTCGATGCACAGCTTGCGCATGTTGAAAAAGTCGTAGCGCTCAAGCACCTTTTCGAAGGCCGGGTCGCTCTTGGTGTTGGCGATCTTCTCCATCCACACCACATGCCAACCGCCAGGCACTTTCACCTTCACCACAAAGTGCAGGATCTTGCCGACGTCCATCCCGCCGACGGTGCCGCACGGGATGATGCACTGGTTGAAGATCCACAGGTCAACGTCACAGGTCTTGGCCCGGTGCTCGTTGGTGACGATGAAGCTGTTCTCGGCGTCGGAGAACGGCAGCCCCAGTACGAAGTTGAAGAAGTCGGACTTGAGCGGGTAGGCCTCGAACTGCGCGAAGATGTTCGGCGGCGTGTTGTACTTGGGCACGTCCCACGGGTTGACCTGGTAGCTGTGGTTCCAGTTGTCAGGCTTCTTCGCCACCCACTGGCGCCGCGCCGGGTTCACCAGCGATGGCCACAGATCCTTGTGACAGGATGGGCAGCGCATCCATGCCGACTGGATGTCAATTCGCTCATCGTCGAGATTGTCCCGGCCGAACTCCAGCAGCGACTTGTCCCAGCCGGGCAGGATCATGTCCTCTAGGAAGGTTGGGTTGACCCAAGTCTCGCAGTGCTCGCACTTGCACATGTAGTAGCGCTGATCGCCGGCCTGGAAGCCCACGTCGATACCGAAGCCGTCCACTGTCGGTGTCGAGAACCGGTAGCGGTAGCCTCGGTTGCCCTGCTCATCGACGGTCTTGGCGTGACGGATACGGGAGTTCAGCTTGCCGAGGACTACCTCGTTGGAGAAGTCGGTTTCGTCGGAGATGATCATCTCGGCCGGTACGGAAATCGCCGAGTTGGCGCCGTAGGTGCCGATGATGTAGAGGAAATTGCGGCCGATCTTTTTCATGCCCGCGGCGTCGGAGCCGGCCTTCACCAGCCCCGAGTAGAACTCGCTCTGCTCCACCGCGCCATCGATCCGGTCTTTGGAGAACTTGCCGGCCATCTCCTTGGTCGGCTGGCTGAACATCACCCGGATGTTCTTCATCACCGCGAGGATCGCCAGGGTCTTCTGCACCATCATCTCGGTCAGCCCGACCTGCGAGCACTTGCGCACGTCGATGCGCTGCGAAGTATCGCGCACGATCTCGATCTGGAATTCGTGGTCGTCGAAGGAGAAAGGCTCTCCCTCGACATACCCGTACTTCAAGATGGTCTGATCCAGTTCCTTCATGCCCTCTTCGCGGCTGAGGGCCATGCGGAACCGTTCTGCTACCGATCCATGGTTGCTCAAGTGTTGCTCCTTACTGTGGTCGGCGCGGTGGCTGGGGATCGCGGATGCCGGATAGGTTAGCGCGTCGAGGCAGCTCCAGCTGAGGGTGGCGGAAGGAATGCCCCGGGTACGGCCGCGGCGCCGAGATCTCACTTATGGCCTTTCGCAAATCCTCAAAGCTGACGTCTGGCAGCTCCCCATCGGGAGTGTTGCACACCGCGTAAGGCGTGCCGTCGTACTGCGCATCAGTCGCGCGCACCTGCTCCGACGGCACCTCGCCGAACCGACCTTCCGCCTTCCGATTGAAGTACCCACCAGAGGCAAAACCACGTCGAATTTCTTCGGGTAACTTTCTGTTTTCCATGAAGATTTTGACAATATCTTCCTGCTCTGGAGTCAGTGGTTTCTCGACAGTAGAGCCGTACCATGGGTTCTTCAGTTTGAACAGTTCGTGGCTGGTAATGGTGGCGTGGTCGAGCGCGGCCTTCTCCAGCCGCTCAACCTGGTCTTCCAGCTTTGCCAGACGCTCAACCAGAGCGCAGTGATCAGACCACATCGCAAAAGGGTTCCACCGCAGGCTTTTCATTTCGCTTCCCTCACGGCCTTGCGTTCTTCTTCCTCGAGGAGCAGAAGCACCTCGTCCTGTTTGTCGCGTGGCAGCGACTCGACAACCTTCATCAGGCTCATCTCCAGCCGCTGCACGCGCGCCAGGGTGATGACCTTCGGCAGATCCTTGACCAGCATGCTGATCACCTTCATGGACATATTCAGCGCGTCCTTCACGCCGATGTCCAGACCGTGGTTGTTCTTCGGCGTACCGTCTGGGCTCACCACGCGCGCGCACACCGCGTCGATCAGCGCCAGCTGCTGCTTGAACGTCACCAGCACCGAGGCATCCAGCCCAGCCATCTGCGAGACCAGTGCGCGCTTTGTGCTCGCCGACATGGACTCGATGATGTGCAGCTGGATCTCCTCCGGCAGCATGTCGTATTTCAGCTGGGTGCAGATCAACTCAATGGCGTCGAACGCCTCACGGTCAGCCCACTTCAGCGAAGCCAGGTTGGTCACCTCAATAGGCCTGGCCATCGGCCGATAGTTGTCCGGGTGCGCGCTGTCCGGCGCCATCTCTTCTTCCGGTGCATCCCAGCCTGGATCGCCCGGGCCGACAGTCAGCTGTGGGGGTGTGATTCGAGCAGCCATCAGTAATCAACCTCCACGGCCAGCAGCTTCGACGGGGTGAAGTGCAGCAGCTCGCGGCTCGGGATCACCACCGGCGCGCCCTGGATCGGTTTGCTGTTGATCCGGGCCTTGTGGTGGCGCATCTCGAATCGGCCGAACTCGCGCAGGGTCAGTTTGTCACGGTCGGTGGCGAGCTGGACAATCCCTTGCAGGGTCGCTTCGATGTAGACCTTGGCCTCCGCTTTGGTGATATCGCAGTTGCGAGACACCAGCGTGATCAGGTCTTGGATGTTGGCGTTGGCACTTGGCATGGTCTGGAATCCGTTCGTTGAAGTAGGCGTCGGCGAGGGCTTCTTGCCCCGTTACAGCACACGTTGGCCGTTATCCGTGGGTCTATCGTGGACGAGGTACACTGGGTCACGGGCCGACTTAACTCGGAGATTAGCGGGGTTTTCGGGCAAAAGAAAGCCCCGTGCGATGACGGGGCTTTCTGTACATCGAGTCCGGGCGCCGGTGCCATTTCATCTCCGGCTTGTTGGGCCTAAGCCCTGCGCAATGGCTGACGCTTTCACCCGGAACTGCTGGAAGAGGGTCAAGGATTCGAACCTTGGAATGTCGGGATCAAAACCCGATGCCTTTGGCCAGACTTGGCGAACCCTCTGAAACCTGTTGAGACATCCTTGTCTCACGAAACCGTCCTGCTCACTCGCCGCACCGCCTTGGAGTAGCCCGCAGATTAGCGAGGTTACTTGCAATCGTCAACATCAATTTGGCGATCCGAGATCTGCGAAACGGGGTCAGCGATCTTCGCGTCACAGATCATGGCTGAGGTGATGGTGGCGTGCTTGCGCCCGTACTCGGTCAGCTGGCCATTGGCACCGATCATCGCCGGCTCTTCCACCTTGATCCCGTGCAGCGCCCGCTTCAAGAACATCAGCGCCGTCTCGAAGTGATCGCGCGCCAGGCTGAGGTGGCGCTGGTTGACCTCATCGTAGCCGCCGGACTCGAGCAGCAGCTCGGTGTAAGTCTCTTCCAGCTGGTCGGCCTTGCGCTTGGTGACCTGGAGGAAACGGTACACATCCTCCGGCGGGGTTGGCCCAATCTGGTCGTCTGACAGGCGCACTGACTGTGCCAGATCTCCCCCAAGCGGGGTGTCGGCGATGGCAGCGGCGATCTGCATACCACTGTGTTTCAAGTCTTCCAGGCTTACGCCAAGCCCGGCTGCGTAGGTGCGCCCCTGCGTATCAGTGCCCAGCACTATTCGGCCTACCACCGGCTGCGCGGGCATGTGATCAGTTCTCTGGCTCATTGGTCTTCTTCCGTTTTTCCCGTCCTCGCAGCCAGTACCCGGTGAAGAAACACACGGCGAAGGCGGCAAAGTCGGTGTAGTCGAGGGTGGGCAGCCAGGCGACGATGCCGTAGGCCACGATGAGTATTGCTTCTTGGACATCCATGTAGGGATTTCTCGCTGATTGGCGAGCGGAGGATAGTCCAGAAAGAAAAAGACCTCAAGGAGGACTAATCCTTGAGGTCACGGGGTCGAGCATTCTGTTTGTGTGCCTGCCAAAGCTCACACGGCGCAGATTAGAGGTCAGCCAGGCAGATGTCAATGTAGTAAGCGCGGCCCTGGATCAGGTTGGCGGCGATGTCGCTGCGCACGTTGTAGGTCAGCTGTCCATACGGGGTGTACTTGCCATAGACGCCGTCTTCCTCGGTGGGGTTGGGCGAGTACACCGCGCCGAAGGTGCACCGGGTGAGCGGATCGTCGGCGCTGGTCTCGAGCGGGGTCACGCTGTGCAGGGTCATCTTCAGGCGGGTCGTGGCGTACTTGGCCTGGTCTGGGTCGATGCGCAGGCCGATGCCGCAGGTCACGCCGTTCTCGCTGAGATTGAGGGTGAAGGGCTGGGTCTGCTGGTCGTGGCGATCCACGCAGTCCTGCAGGGTGCCGGTGTCGACGTTGGAGCGCTGGGCTGCGTCCTGCTCGGCTAGTTCGCGGGCCATGGTGTCAACGGCCGGCGGGATGGTGATCGTAGGGTAGAAGGTCATGGTGGTGGTTCCTGTCGTGGAGGATGGGGGTGTAGGTGTGGGTGTGGGTGACACGGCAGGAGGGGCTTACGGGTCTTGCGCCTGCGAGGCTGAAGCATAGGGCCGGAATCTGAAAAAGTAAAAAATTTCCAGCGCTGACCTAGGCGGTGAGGCACGTCTCTCCCGTGCAACAAAATAGGGGGCGGGGTTGGGTCAAACTTTTTTGATTTTTCTACATCTTTTCACTTGATCTTATAGTCTTATACCTCTAGTATTTGAACTGTACCAAGCAACAACGAACACGCTTCACCGGTAGGCCTCTCGCCTGCCACTGGCTCGGCCTCGGCCCTGCCGCCCGCTCTTTAACAATCTGGTTCACCGCTATGCGGATTACGCGACAACACCTGTCAGGCTGACCACAGCCAGGCACGGGGAAGTCTTGCAAACGAGAATGATAATCAGTGTTATCTGTATCCACCTGATTACCAGCACACGCAAGATCATTCCCTTGACTATCTACCGGGCTACCCGCTTCACCATGGGGTAACCGGTAAAACTACTAGACGATGGGATTGTTAGTTATCACTTTAACAATCATGACACCCTGACACGTACAGGGATATCTGAGGATAGATAGTCATTAACCGGTATCAACTAATCGGGCCGACTCACTCGCCTACAGGGCAGTTAGACGTTAGCCAAACGCCATGCACCGAACCTGATAGTTATCACTCTTTAACATTACTAACCGAACTACGCTAACCGAGACGCACGGGATACTAGCGCATTACCTATAACTTGATTCACCTATGCAGTATCACCGACATACACACAACGGTTAGACATACCTGATAACAGGGCAGGCCATAGCCTGCCCTGATAACAGGGCAGGCCATAGCCTGCCCTACGATGAACTAAGCATTTAGAATTTGATAACCCACTAACCCCAGTGATTTAGATCAAGTACCTGTATCGGGTACTTGCCATAACTCACTAGTAATAAGGAATTAGAATCATGGCCCGTAAACAATCTCTGACCCTGACCGTACAAGGCAAACAAGTAAACAACACCATCATCGCCGCCTACGCCAAGCGTGTTGGCTCCCTTGATGATGTCCTCTCTGTCTGGGCTAACGCCGCTACCCTGCAAATCGCGGTACACGGTAATCGCAACTGGATGGACGAACTGTTCAATGTGCCAGTGATGCGCCTTGCTTCTGGCGCCCTGAGCAAGACGGGTAAAGAGGTGTTTAACTACATCGCTGCCCACTGCCCACGGGTTGTATGGAACAAGGAAAACAACACGGTTGGGATGACCAAGTTGCAGAAAGAAAGCATTCTGGCGACTCACTTTATCGCGGTCGGTGCGACCGAAGAAAGTGAAGTGGTCAGCCTGCATCGTAACAAGTTCTACATGGCGCACGGTGACTTTGCGCTGACTCTTTCGGCCTTTAAAAATCTGGTTAAACCAGAAGTTGAAAAGGAAGAGCAGGAAGAGAAAATGACCGCCGCCGCGTTCAACAAACAAGCGGACAAGGCGCTGGCCTGTTTCAAAGCGCAACGTTTTGTCGGCACTGAGGACGAACTACTGGCCGCCATGACGAAAGCCAAAGCGCTGTTTCTGGCGCTGGACGCCCAACTGGTGGAAGCCGAAAAGGCCAAGTTGGCGAAACTGGCCGAAAGCGGGATCGCCGCCACCGCCGCCGACGTGGTCGACGTCGCCAAGGCCGACGAACTGCACAAGTCGGGCCAAGCTGGCAAAGCCCTGCGCGCCGGTGGCAAGGTCGACAAAGCCGCCTAACCTTAACCCCTGCATCACGGCGGGCCAGAAGGCCCGCCGACGCTCACACACGGAGTCACCGCCATGATTGCAGCCGCCCTGATTACCCTTGCTTGCTCCCTTGCCCCTGCTCAGCCGGGAATCGCCCCCCACGACCAATGCGACCGACTGGTTATGCAGCGGTGGGAAGGCCCGACCGCTGAGGAACTTGACGACTGCGTCAACATGGCCGAGTCCCTGACCCTGATGGGCCAGCGTTCCACCTGCGAAGTGCAGCGCGCCGAAGAAGAGCCGGCCGTGGCGATCTACCCGGCGCCCCCAGTGAAAGGCCCGACGCGCGCCCTGAACGGCAAGACGCTGGCCAGCCGCAACGATGCCCCGGCCGAGTTGTCGAACCGCGACCTGTACAACCAGCGCGGCGCCGGGGTGACCCCGCCGAAAGCGCGGTTCATCATGCCGAACCCGATCGTTCCGCTGCCGGTGCGGTTCATGTACTGATTTTCCCGAACTCCGCAGACTGGAGTCCCTTGGCCAGGCACACTCACCCGTGCCTGGCCTTTTTTATTCGCGCGCCAGTGTGGGCGCCGGTTCGTATCGGTGCCGACAAAGGCCGGTTTGAACTAAAAAGGAAGCTGAAATTTTCCTTGCAAGCCACTGATTAGCGAGGATTTTGTAGCAAAAACTGAAGAAGACTGGCGGCCGTCATCCAGACCGTCGAGCCAAGGAGATTGGCAGCCATGTGAATACGACCCCACCGGCAGGTGCCGCCTCATGCGGCGCCGAGCCATTTCTTTTATGTAGATACAGATTCAACTCTTTGTTTTGTAACAACTTTCCTCCCGAATTTCTCGTCGCCAGACCGATTGAGAACGGCGCTGTGGGTGTATCCACTAGCGGCGCCACCCTACCCCTGAGCATTAAGGAATTAGCCCCATGTCGATCATGTCCAAACTCGCCGTTTCGATTCAGGATCGCGGTATCGACCTCAGCGCCGACCTCGACCTGCCCCAGTCATTGACCAACATCTACGCTTGCAGCGTGTACCGCTTCGACGGTGGTCACCCCCTGCACTGCTACATTGCCGCCGCCCACACCGCGGTCGCCGTGGCGAAGCTGGGCAACTGGTGCGTGACCAATCACAACTTCCGGCCACAGCGTTCGACCGCCAAGACCCCGGTGCGCCGGCTGAAGATGGCCGACCTCATTGAGTGCCCCGGTGCCTATGACGCGGCGCTTCAGCTCGCCAAGGAGAACCACGAAAGCGACGTGGTGACTGCCCTGCGCAAGCTGCCGCTGTGGATCAGCGAGCAGACCGGCGTGCCGATCCCGGCGCTGAACGTGCAAGAAGCGGATCGCCTGTATCAAACCCTGAGCAGCGAGATTGCCGCGCTGTCGGCCTGACCCTCATTCCACGACCGAGGCCACTTGCAAAGGTGGCCGTGAGTCCAGCCACTAAGGTGCCCATCATGTTCCGGAACACTCACCCGATCGTTCACACCTCGCAAGTCGCCAGCGCTATGTACAAGATCGCCGAGGCCGTCAAAACCCTGCGCCTGACGCGGAGTCAGCTCGACACCATGGTCAAGACCGACATCACCAGCCAGTTCTGCGCCTCCTGCTCCGACGAGGACGTCATCGAGCTGCGCGCCTACACCCAAGGTCTGCGTGACGGGATCGTCTACTCGATCATCAAGGATCACTGCGAGTTCGTGTACTTCCTCGACACCCGCCGTTTCAGCCAGGCAGAGGCAGTGGCGGCCAACATCCCGCAGCATGACGGCGCGATTGCCGGCTACCAGTGGAGCGACACCCACACCGACTTCAGCGACTTCGCCCCGTTGGTGCAACTGTGAACCTCGCAGCGTGGTTGGCCACTCTCGGCCTTGAGCGCCACACAGCGGGCTTCCTTGCCACTGTAGGTGTGTGCTGCGCGCTGGTACTGCTCGGCGTGGCCTGTGTGGCGTGGTGTGAAGGCTGGCGACCGCCCCGCCAGCGCCCCAGCCCGCCGCGAGGCGCCACCCGTCACAAGCCTGGGCAGCCATGAAGGTGTGGCTGTGCTGTTGTTTACCGAAGGGAAACAGAAAGATAAGGGCATTTACATGCAAGGCCCGTGCCAAAACGCCCTTCTATACCTATACCTAATAGGTTATTAGTAGGGGGTATTAGGGGGGTATGG